TATTCATAAATATTGGAGGTATTGACATGAAAATAAAGCATTTTGAAATGGTTGAGTTGGCAAATAATTTCTTAGAAGAAAATTTTGATATGAAGTTAGAGATACCTATTGAATTTAATACGAGATTAAAAAGAGTATTTGGAAGATTTACTTATGAACCAAGAACAAGAAAAGCATTAAAAATTCAAATGTCTGTAGACTTCATGCTATCACATCCTCGCGAGCATATAATTGATGTACTTAAACACGAACTTGTACACTATGCTTTATTTTCAAAAGGTTTACCCCATAAAGATGGTGATTATACATTTGAATCTACATTAAAAAGATTAGGAGTCAACAGGACTCATACTTATCAATACCTAGGGGATGTACACCAATATACTTGTATCAACTGTGGTTCTGTATTTCAAAGAAAAAGAAAAATGGCTAAAACTGCAAGATGTGGTTGCTCTAATGGTCAAAACTTGCATTATGATGGCGTATTTCAAAAAGAATACGAAAATATGGTTGCTTTCCAAGGAGGGAATAATTAATGGATACTATTGAAATAACTAAAAAACAGTTTTGGTTCCTTGGCAAAGTATTATATAATACATGTTTTAAGAAAGTAAAATCCATGCTTCAAGTAGATGAAGATATACTTGGTATGGGCGCTCCATTGGACTCATATAAATTCTTATTTGTTACTAATAAAAGGGTAATATGTTACGATACAAAAAATAAAATGTACTCAATAAAATCAATATCTATAAAGGATATAAGGTCACTTGAAATCAATAGAGGTTTTCTTGCTTCAACATTTGAAATTAAATCAGCCAGTGAAAAAATTGAAGTTAAAAACATGCCTTTTGATATAGTTGACGAACTTCATAAAATAATTACTAACCTAGTGAATTAAGATATTCACTAGGTTTACATTTTTTGCAAAAGTATATATAATTATAATGTATGATAATGGAGGTGTATACTTTGTCTGGTCGCTTGTTAAAATGTTATGGGTATTGTGGAAAGTCATATCCAAAGGAAGAGTTAATAAAGGTTGGTTCTCAAAATCATTGTCATTCTTGTGCAGATAGAAAACATAAGGAACAAAAGGATAGAGAAACACTTTATAAAACTATACAAATGATTTATAAAATACCTTATCCTAACGGACAAATGTTAAGACAAATAAAACAGTTTTCAGAAGATAGGAATTATACTCTTGAAGGAATGACAAAAGCACTTTGTTATTTTGTTAAGGTTATGAAGAAAACTCCTTTTTTAAATGGTGGCTTATCATTTTTACCGTATCATTATGATTCTGCTCAAAAATATTATGAAGAATTAGAGGAACGTAGAAAAAACGCCAAAGATGTTAATACTAACACAAAGACGTTGGTTATAGGTCCTATAAAGCACAACAATGAAGTATACAAAAAGAGAAAAATTGTTAGTATGGAGGCGCTTTTGCATGACAACTGATGTTACAAATGTACTTATTGGAAACTTGAATCCTGTAAGATCTGTATATTCTGTATTGGGTATCTTATGTCATTCACCACAACTTGTTAGAAATCCTGAATTAACACTTGATGAGAGTGACTTTTATCAAGCGTTTCATAAAAATATTTTTGCTGCAATTAATAATATTGCTTATTCTGATTCAAATGTAGAAAAAATTACGCCTGTAGATATTGATAACTACCTAGCACAGTATCCTCAAAACTATAAAATTTGGGAACAACATGGTGGTTTTGAGTATATTACATCTGCTATTGACAATGCAAACTTAAAAACATATAAAGGAAACTATTGGCGTTTAAAGAAATTTGCTATGCTTCGTGATTATGTAAATGCAGGTGTAGATGTAACTTCACTTTATGATTATAGAATGACAGATTTGAATCAGCAAGAAGAACAAATGAAAGCTCTTGATAAAATGACAATTGACCAAATGGTTGACCATTTTCAACTTCGTATGTTGGGTCTTCGTGATAAATGGTCGATGGGTGAAAAACGTAAGTCATTTATGGCAGGAGATAACATGGATGGGTTACTCGAACGTTTGAGAGAACAACCTGAAATGGGTTATCCATTCAAAAATGGTTATTATAATGCAATTTTCAGAGGTATGAGGCTAAAGAAATTTATGCTTCGTTCAGCGGGAACAGGAGTTGGTAAAACTCGTTTGTCACTTGCCGATATGTGTAATGTTGCAGTTGATGAAATGTGGGATTATAAAGCGAAGGCATATGTTCCTAACGGACCGTCTAATGCCGTTTGTTTTATATCAACAGAGTTAGAACAGGAAGAACTTCAAACAGGAATGTTAGCATATGTCACAGGAGTTGACGAAGATGTTATTAAAAATGGTAAATACGGCAAGGAAATTGAAGAACGATTACGCTACGGAATTGAAATTATTAAAAGGTCACCTATTTTTGCTGAGTATATTGACGATTTTTCTATTTCTGATATCGAGACTATAATTGAGGAACACATTATCGAACATAATGTTAAATATATTGCTTTTGACTATATTCAAATGGTTCCTAAACTTGCAAGAACTATGCAAGAAGCATTTGCTGGAAGTTTACGTGAAGACCAAATTTTAGTACAATTATCAGGAGCATTAAAACTACTTGCTAATAAATATGATGTTTATATTGTTTCAGCAACCCAGGTTAACCGTAATGCAAAAGAACATGAAATGAGAGACACAACATCCTTACGTGGAGGATCTGCTACTGCTGATAAAGTTGACCATGGTGTAATGGTATTTAGAGTTACAGCGAAGGATTTAGAGAACCTGAAGCATGTATTAGAACGAGGATTTCAAAACTATAAACCTAACTTTTGTCATTATGTTTATAAAAATCGTGGTGGAAGTAAGGTAGGTTGTATTATTTGGACAAAGTATCACGGTGGTGTAATTCGTGAGGAAGAACTATTTGTTACTGACCTCGATTTTAATTTACTTGATGTAGAAAATTTACACGTTACTGTATCAGGAGATCCGAAATTGCCTGAAGTTGATATTCCTAAGGAAGTAAACTTTGTTGACCATCACATGGATGAAGGAAATTTTGAACCTATCGATGGAGATGTACCAGAATTTTAAGGAGTGTATAATATGAAAAAACAAAGATGGCGGAAAACTAAACCAATTACATTTTGTTCAGGATGTGGCTGCCCAATTTTTATGTGTGACAAATATGGTAGAAGATATGGTTTCTGTAGTGTAAGTTGCGGTTATACTACTTATGGTTTGAGTTGGTCCGACTTTATTTGAGGTGATTTAGGTGAATGCAGCTGACGTTAAAGATTTACTCACAACTGACGACGTTATAGACCTCCTTAATGAGTTAGGTGCAGACCCTATTAGGAAAGGTAATGAAATTCAATGTAGGACTATTTGTCACCACGGTAATAAACATAAGTTAATCTATTACACTGATTCTAAAACGTTTTCATGTTTTACTGATAAGTGCGGGCATGGTTTTGATTTATTTGTTTTGATTGGGAAGGTCTTTGGTATCGACTTTCCCTCTTCGTTCAGATACGTATGTGGAAAATTTAATATAAGTCCTGATTATGGTGACTATAATCCTATAGACCATGTTGATACTACTTTTATTAAAAAATTCAAGAAAAAAGAAACTGAACATATGTTAGAGGAAATACCTAAAATATTATTAAACAGTTTTTATAGGATGTTTCATAAGACATGGGTTGAAGATGGTATAAGTATAAAAAGTATGTTAAAGTTTAATATAATGTTTTCAATTAAGGAAAACAAAATTATTATACCTCACTTCGATATTAATGGAAGATTATTAGGTATAAGAGGTCGTGCTTTAAATCAGGATGAAATAGACGCAGGCAAGAAGTATATGCCTATTTATCATAAAGGTGTCGTACGGAAACATCCCACCGGAGCGAATATATACGGGTTAAATGTTACTAAAGAACAGGTAAAAAAACATAAAACAATTATTTTATTTGAGTCGGAAAAAGGTCCTCAACAACTTGATACAATGCTTCCTGATATGTCAATTGGAGGAGGTATTAGTGGATCTTCATTGACAGATGAACAAGTTAAAATACTTTGTTCATTAGGAATTGAGAATGTTGTACTTGCTCTTGATAAGGAATGGGAAAATGAAGATGAAGAAAAGTTTTATAAAAAGAAAATAAAAAGTGGGTTTATTGATAAACTATTGCCTTATTTTCATGTTTCAATATTATGGGATACTGAGGATTTGTTAGATTATAAAGATGCCCCAACAGATAAAGGTTTGGAAGTATTTAATAAATTATGGAATCAAAAAATTGTAATCACTTGAGGTTACAATTTTTTGTTTTTTATGTATAATAACAATGTATGAAAAATAAAATGGAGGTTATAATATGAAGCAAATTAAAATTACCTTTTTACAAGGAAAAGGCAATCCTATTGATATTGTCTGTAGTGATAATGAAACATTTTTTATAACTAAATTACTTGATGCAAAAAAAGGTGTATTTACAAATATTGGTTATATTGAAGGTGAAGATGTACAATCTTACACAGTAAATGATTATATTATGCCAGATGTCGGCCCATCACCTGCTTTAAAAGGAAATGGAGGAAATGAAAATATATGAAAACAGTAGAAATTAAAAAAGGAAAAACATTAATAACCTTAGAAGTAGATCTTGAAGAGTTGGGTACGTTTATTTGTGGACTAGGAGCAACTAACAGAGAACAAATTGCTCAAAGTGCAGAGTTTAATAATGTTGAAACTGTTAAGGATAGCTATGACCTATATGAAAAATTGCATGCTATTTATAAAGGAGCGGTAAAAATATGAAAACAATAGAAATTATTAGACCAACTGAATCAGATGTAGTTATTAAATTAACACTTCGTGAATTGGGAACCGTTGTTGCTGCGCTAGGCGAAGCCTCTATAGAAGATTTAAACAAAGGAGCAGAATGGAATAAGATTAAAACAGTCCTTAATCAAACTGGAGATCCATCATTGAAATTATTTCAACAACTTAGAGATTTATATAAGGAGATGGAACAATGAAAATAGTTCAAAAAGGAGCCTTTAATGGAAATATTATTAATACAACATTAGAAAACAGAAATATTCCAAACATTGAATTATTTCTTAATCCTGAAGATGCCTTAGAAAGCAATCCGTTAGAAATTTATAATATTAAAGATGGACATGATTTATTATTGACTCATATGGCACAAAAGAGTTTAATTGTTATTTTAGTTGACTCTGATGCTGATGGATTCACTTCAGGTTCTATTATGTTTCAATATCTTGACAGATTGGGTGTTAATGTTGTTTATATAGTTCATGATGGAAAAGCACACGGACTAACAAATAAAATCATGGAAGAATTAGAAGATCTACGACCTGATTTATTAATTACTCCTGATTCAACTTCTAATGATGTAGAACAAATTGAAAAACTTTATGAACTTGGAATTGATGTTCTTGTAATTGACCATCACCATGTTTCTGAATTTACAGAAAAAGGTGTAGTTATTAATAATCAACTTTGTGAAGTTACTAATCACAGATTTGTTGGAGCAGGAATGGTTTATAAATTTATTCAAGGACTTGATACAAAATTAGGTTTAAATTATGCAGATGATTATCTTGATTTAGTTGCTATTGGACAAATTGGAGATGCTTCAGATATTTCAGATCCTGAAATTAGAAAACTTGTTTTCAAAGGAATAAATAATGTTAAAAATAAATTTTTAAAGGTTGCAATTGCAACGAAATTAGGTTTAGGTGTTAAAGTTGCCCCTAAGGACCTATCGTTTAATGTTATTCCACTTATAAATGCTGTAACTCGAGTTGGTACAGTTGAGGAACGTGAATATTTATTTGAAGCATTAAGTGGTATTGATGATGAACGAGAATTTTTTGTTGAAAAGAAAAAGAAAAATCCAACAACTGGCAAGTTTGACAAGGTTACTTTTAACTATGATATTTATCAGTATGGTTTTGATATTGCTATGAAAGTAAAATCAAGGCAGGATTCCGTTGTTAAGAAAATGGTAGCCCAATTAGAAAAATCAGTTGTAGATGATGCTGGAATTATTATTGCTTTTACAGAGGATAATGAAAACCCAGGAGTTACGGGTCTTGTTGCAAATAAATTAATGACAAAGTTTGATAAACCTGCATTATTATTAAACACACAAGAAGAAACTTATACAGGTTCAGGTAGAGGTCATGAGAAAACGTTAAAAGATTTTCGTAAATGGTGTGAAGATTCAGATCTTGTAGAATTTGCACAAGGGCATGATAACGCTTTTGGTATTAGTATTAGAAAGGATAAATTTGATGCCTTTAAAGATTATTCTAGAACAATCAAAAAACAAGAGGTTATTTACGAAGTTGATGTCTTATCCGATAGACCTAATAAAGACCAATGTGAACTCGTTGATAGAAATAAGTCCCTGTTTGGCGGAGTGGTTAGTGAACCTTTTATTGGAATTACTGGTTTAACTGTTCCTAAAAAGTTCATATCTCAAAAAGGTTCAATGTTAACTATTTACTCTTGGGGAGTTTCATGTGTAATGTTTAGTGCTCCACAAGATTTAATAGAAAAAATTATTGATAGTGAAGATACTCTTACAATTGATATTGTTGGTTATTATTCAATGAACAATTGGAATGGCCGTCAAACCCCACAATTAATAATTAAGGATATTGAAATTGTAAATAATAATATTAATGATGAAGAAATAAATGAGGATAATATAATCTTCTAGGAGGAACTATAATGAAAAATGATTTTATAATTCTTATTGGTTCTGATGGAAGTGGTAAATCAACAATAGCCGAGGCATTATCTAATGAACTTGGCTATCCTGTTGAACACCATGGACCTGTTAAATCATACCAAGAAGGAAAAGATGAATATTTTAAAAACATTCTTGATATTGAGTATTCAGTTATCAAAGATCGTTTCCATGAAGGTGAAAAAATATATGCTCCAATTTATCGTGGATACGAGGCAGATTATTTTGGTGAACTTGAATATTTATTACAATTAAAATTTAATCCTTTGCTTGTTTTAATTAGACCACCATTTAAAGTTATTGAACAGAGGTTAGAAGAACGTGGTGAGGATTTTGTAAAACAAGAACATTGGTTTTATTGTTATTTAAAACTAAATGACATCTATAATCAGTCTAATCTTCCAAAAATAACTATTGATACAAGTGTATATACTGCTGAAGAAAATGTTAAAAAAATAATCAATGCTTTAGGTTTACATTAATATTTATTATATATATAATATTTTTGTAATGATAATTTATTTGGAGGTAATAAAAATGAAAGTTATTATGCCCGAGAAAAAACAGTTCAAATTAAAATTAGGAGATATTCTTCATACAGGTTTTGGTGATATTTACATTGCTTCAAAGTTCACCGATCAAACATTTGCTTGGTTTAATAATAAAGGATATTGTGCAAATGGTGTATATAATTCACTTGAGGATTTAGAAAGAGCAAGTCAAAAATATTTTACAGATCCTGAATACACTATTTACAGTTCTGATGACTATGATTTACAATTAGTTCCTAAAGGAGTAAAATAAAATGTTTATTATTGAAGGAGAATCATTTGAGGAAGTCTATAAAAAATCAATTATAGAAATTCTTAAAAATGGTGATGTAGTTGCTCCTCGCGGTTCAGCAACATTTGAATTAGCACCTGCAACTATTGTAATTAAAAACGCTAGAAAATTTTTAACAATGCCAAAGTTAAGAAAAGGTAATTATACTTTTCAATTAGCAGAAGCATTATGGATGTTACGAGGTTCAAACGACCTTGAAGAAATCGCTCATTATAATAAGGTATGGCGTAACTTTGAAGATGAAGACGACCCAGGAATTTTAAATGGCGCTTACGGTGAAAGACTTCGTGATTGGGATATGGGTGTAGACCAATTTATTGAGGTTTATAATAAATTGAAAAAAGATCCTTATTCACGTCAAGCAGTTGCTATGATTTGGGATCCTGTTAGAGATAATGCCATTCATGAGAATGGGAATTACTCTAAAGATATCCCTTGTACAAATTACTTCAATTTCCAAATTCGTAATGGTAAACTAAATATGTGGACTGTAATGAGAAGTAATGATTTACACAAAGGGTCTATATATGATATTCCAAACTTTATTATTTTCCAACATATTATTGCAGGTTGGTTGGGTGTTGAAGTTGGAAAATATACGCACTCTGCTGCCTCACTTCACATTTATGAATCTGATGTAGAAAATTTTATTGATATTTATAATGATAAAGATGATACAGTTGTTTATGATGGTGAAGATTATGGTGACCCAAGAGTTCCACTTTCTGAATTTAATTTTGTAATGTCTACTATTTCTGTTATTGAATATTCAACAAGACAGGTATTAGATAAAGAAACATTTGATGATTATTTAGAAACTTTATTAAATGTTATTAGCGATATTAAAAACACTTGGTGGAGATCTGTTGCTGCACAAATTGCTATGTATAATTATAGAAAATTAGGTGCCACTGAAGAAGAATTTAAGAAATTCTTACCTTTTATTACTAATGAATATAGAAAAAATGTTGAAAAATGGAGGAGTTTAGTATGAAAATCAGTATAGAACAAATTAGAGGCGAAAAACCTAAAACTGAACCTAAACTTGGTCAAATCTATTCTGGTTGCGGTTCTTATTATATTGTATCAAAGGCATATACAAGAAATAATGAAACTCTATATAATCTAACAAATCTTGAAACTGGTTCACGATGGACAAATGAACTTTCTAAGGATGAATTGGAAGCGGAAATAAATTTCCATAGTTTCAAACTTGTCAATGTAAAAGAAATAGTAATTAAGGAGGAAATTTAATTAATGAAGGTACTTGGAGCATTTATTTTTATGGGTTCTGCAACCATTGGCGTAATGAATAATGGTGTAAAGCCCAACAGAATTTTGGAATTATCAGATGGAATGACACAAGATAATGCTATGCACTTTGTCCATAACTATCCTGAAATTCCTGTTATTGAACCTGCTGTATGGGAAAACGATGAATATTTAGAAGAACTTCGTAAAGAGGAATTCGATTTACTGTACGGAAATCCTCCATGTTCGGGATTAAGTTTAGGTGTTCGTGGTGGGCAATCTCATGAAAAAGGCCCCAACTGTCACCAATATCGCTATATGGAAATTATTAAAAAAGTACAACCTAAAGCATTTATGTATGAGAATGCTCCTACGTTGATTAGTACAGGAAAACCAATCTTAAATGATTTTATTAAAGGTCTTCCTAATTATAATTTCACTATTATTCGTGAATTTGGTTGCTATCATAATGTTGCTATGAAGCGTCAAAGAACATTCTTCATTGGATGGCGTAAAGACGTATTTGAAAAAGTTCCTACGCTTCACATGAGTAAAACAGAAAAACCTACAACCGTTCGTGATATCTTAGGAGATCTTTTCGATGTGCCTGTTGGTCACTCTAATGTATTAAATCACGAGTTAATCCCAGGTCGTCCGTATCAAGACGTAGAATTTGTTTTTCCTGATGTTCCTTATGTTAAAGGTGGAGAATATACTGTAAACTGGGTAATCTGTAATGAGTATGAAAAGTATGAGCCGCTATTAAAAGAAAAAACTAAAAAAGCATTAAAAACTCAATTATTTAAACAAAGAAATGGTTTAGGTTATTGGGATAAATCTTCTCAACGTCCGAATCCTGATAAACAAGCACCATCAATGACTGGATATGCAAGTTTCATCCATCCTATTCATCACCGTCAATTTACTGTTCGTGAGTACGCTCGTTTAATGGGATATCCCGATACATTTGAAATTCTTCCGCATAAGGAAGTTGTTCGTCATATGGCTCAAGGAGTACCTGCTCGTTATTTTGAATGGGCATCAGGTGAAGTGCTTGCTGCGTTGCGTGGACAAAGACATTCTCATCAACAGTTTGAAGATACTCGAGTTATATTCCAACATCATACAAAAGAATTGATGACTGAATTCACAACTGAAGAGTTCTTAAATACATTAAAAATTGCAGAAGTAAAAAATGAAAAACAACAGAAACTAACGGTTTAATCCGTTAGTTCTGTTACATAGGAGAATGATAAAATGGAAGAATACATTTATAAAGGTGATTTAGTTAATGATTATATTGTTTTACAAGCGTCACCTAAACATTGGCATTTAGTAAATAAAAAAGATTTTAATAGATGGTCAGATTGTGGAATTGAATATAGAATTGACAAAGTTTCCAATGAATCATATATAACTCGTGAAGATATTGAAAGAATGTACCCATTTGAATTTAAGGGTTTTAAACTTGTGCGTAAAAATGATTGGCAAAACAATAAACAAACAACTAAAGCAGAATGTAACCATAATGTAAGTCAAATAGAAATTGAACGTATTATTGCTCATTCTATTTGTAATACAAGAGATGGGGAACATCAAGGTCTTGTGATTGCAAAAATTGCAAAAAGTATTTTATCATTTTTATCAGAGAAAGGAATATAATAAATGAGTAATATTAAGGTTTTAAAATTTGGTGCTACTTGGTGTGGACCGTGTAAGATGTTAGATCCTATTATGTACGAATTAAAAGATGAATACCCTAATATAGAATTTCAGTTTGTAAACGTTGATGAAGAACCTGAAATAACAGGACAATTTGGTGTTATGGGTATACCTCGAGTTATGGTTTATAAAAATGATGAAAAAGTTGAAGATTTTACAGGATTTAAACCTAAAACGGTAATTGAACAAATGATAAATTTTCATATATAATAATGAAACAAAACGATATAACTTATGTTATGTCGTTTTTTATTTGACAAAATTTTCATTATTATATATACAAATTTATCAAAAATTGTTATAATTTAATTGTGGAATTTTTTATTGAATAAGGGAGGTTTTATTAATGACAGTTATGACAGTTAAAGGCAAGGCTGAAGAGATTTATAAGTTAATCCAACATGCTACTATTGATGAGGTAACTGACTTTTGGCGAGAGCTTGACACAATTGACTACCATTTTTCCCTTGAAGTATGTAGAGAATTAATCAGAATGATACAGAATCAGGAAAGATAATTCTGCAGAAGGGGTTGCTCAACGCTTCTCCTTTATTTAATGAAAATATTCTAGAAATTTTTGTTTACATTTAATTGCTATTGGTATATAATGAAAATATGTTCAATTAAATGAAATTTGTTTTTGATGGAGGAGATATTAGTGAGTGAAAAACGCGACCAAATAAAGGCACTTACAACGAGAGAACAGTGCCGTGATAAACTTCCAACATGGTTTGGTTCTCGTGAAAATTATCTTCATGGCTTCCGTGAAGTTTTAGGGAATGCGGTTGATGAAGTTATTAATAACTATAAAAAAGGTATTATAACAATTAAACTTGAAGATGATATGCAAACAATTTCAGTATCAGATACAGGAAGGGGAATTCCAATTGACGGTACCACTGACGGTAAGCCTAACTATATTTTACTTTTTGAAACTTTATTTGCTGGAACAAACTACGATAACAACGAAAATGGAAAGATTACGGTGGGCACTAATGGAGTCGGTACAACTGTGCTTAATCATACTTCTTGCCTCTTTGAAGTAACATCCTTCCGAAACGGTAAAAAATCAAAATTAACTTATATAGACGGTGGAAGCAACCAAGGTCTGACTACTGAGACGTGCAAGGACACTTTACACGGTTCTATCTTCAAATTCAGACTAGATCCTGAAGTTTATACATCTGTTATATATCAGAAGGAAGAAATTGTTGCTATTATAAAACACGTTGCTGCAACTTCAAATCAAATTACCTTTAATTTTGATTTTAAAGGAGAACGGGAGACATTTAATTACAATTCACTGTCAGATTACTTCCTAGAAGTAGCCACTGGCCTCACATCTAAGCCGATTGTAGGACCTGAAGTTGAATATGACCGTGAAGATGAATTAAATAAAATCGGTATTTTATTTGCTACTGCAAGTGACCCAATTCAAGAATCATTCCTTAACTTTAACTGGTTACCTAATAAAGGCTCAATTCATACAGGAATTATTAACGGTGTTAGGTCATTCATTAATAAGGAAGCGCAAGAACAGAAACTAATTGATAAAAAATCAAATATAACACCCACTGATGTAGAGGATTCAGTAAGTTATGTTTGTTCCTTCCTTTCAACTAATGTTGAATATGCGAACCAAACAAAACTGTCAACTGATAAAAAATTATACCGTTCATTAGTTAATGAATATGTACAAAGTTTGTTGGAAGCATTCAAGGCTGAACAACCTAAGGAATTTGATAAATTCCTAAAACATATTGTTCAAGTTAATAAATTCAATAATCGTAATACTGCTGCTAAACAAGCACTAAAAAAGAAATTAAATGAAAGAGCTGATACTTTAACAAACCGTGTTGAAAAACTTGTTGAGTGTGATAAACATGGTCCTAATGCTGAATTATTTATTGCCGAAGGTGATTCTGCTTTAGGTTCAATCGTTCAGGCCCGTGACAGTTTATATCAGGCCGCATATCCATTGAGAGGTAAAATCCTTAACTGTTTAAAAGCCGATTATTTAAAAATATTTGACAATAAGGTTGTTATGGATTTAATTAAAGTTATTGGCACAGGAGTTATCGCTGATAAAAAACATAAGGATATTGAAACTTTTGAAATTACTCGTTCTAATTATGGAAAGTATATTATATCAACTGATGCCGATGCAGATGGTCAACAAATCTGTTGCTTATTAATAACATTCTTCTATCGTTTAATGAGACCTTTACTTGAACAAGGTATGGTTTATGTTGCAAAGACACCATTATATGAAGTAAAACTTGAGGATGATTCAATGATTTATTACTTCAGTGAAAAGGAAAAAGATGAAAAACTTCCAAAAGTAAAAGGCAAATATGTTATTGCTCGTTGTAAAGGATTAGGTGAACTTGAAGCCGAAACAATGGCATACACTGCAATGGATAAGGATACGCGTGTTCTTGAACGTGTAACTGTAAATAATGCTGAAGCAATGGTTGCTGCTGTTGAAAAATTCATGGGTGCAGATGTACATGATAGGAAAGAATATATTGAAGAAAATCTTTATAAATATATTGCGGCGGTGGATTAAATGTTAAAAGAAATTTTATTAGGAACAGTTTCGGGAGTTATAACATTATTTATTATTTTTTGTGGCCTAATGTATTTTATCTTTGGTTTATAATTTCCATTTTACAAATCAAATTTAAAATGTTATAATAAATTATACGATTTAATTGGAGGCGATTTTAGTATGGCAAGACATGGAAGTTATAATTGTCCAAATTGTGATTCAACTGAGGTTTTTGTTACATTTGAAGGTAAGTTAGTGTGTAATGACTGTATGTGGATAAGTCCTGAACCTGTTGTTGAGGAGAAAAAGTAATGGAACAGTGGAAAGGTGGACCAAAAAGGTTAACAAAAACGGGTGAACATATTTTAGGAATTATAATCGGCTGTATAATTGGTATTGCAGCTGGTTTTCTTGGAGGAATGTAAAATGAGTGTTATTAATATTAATGCACAAGATTTAGTACAAGATAACATGATGGACTATGGTGCTTATGTTATATTACAACGTGCTATTCCTGATATTCGAGATGGTTTAAAACCTGTTCATAGAAGGATCTTATATACAATGCACCTTGAAAAAGCAACAAAGTTTACAAAAAGTGCAAATATCGAAGGTGCTGTAATGAAGATTCATCCGCATGGTTCATCTTATGGAACAATTGTAAATATGGCACAGCGTGACAGACAATCAGTTTTATTAATAAACGGTAAAGGGAACTTTGGTCAAGCAACATCAAGAGATTTAGCATATGCTGCTTCACGTTATACTGAAGTTAAATTATCTGATGTTGGAATTGAAATGATGAAGGATCTTAATAAAAATTTAGTTGACTTTGTTCCATCATATGATGGTAAAGCAACAGTTCCTGAAGTACTACCTGTTAAATTTCCTGTGATTTTAACACAAGCATCAAGTGGTGTAGCGTATGGTATGGCTTCATCAATTCCATCCTTTAACCTTAAGGAATTAGTAAATGGAATGATTAAGTTTATTCGTGAAGGTAAAAAACTTTTACTTGTACCTGATTTTTCTACTAAAGGTTTTATTGTGAATAACCGTGAAGTTTTTCGTAAAATTAATCTAGAAGGTTCAGGCTCAGTTCAATTAAGAGGTAAGGTTGAAGTTGATGGTTATAATGTTATGATAACTGAAATACCTTACTCAACAACTCGTGAAGCAATAATTGATAAGATTGTTGAATTATCTAAGGACAAATTTAAAAACGTTGCTGAAGTTAAAGACCTCACAGATTTAAAAGGTTTAAAGGTGAGAGTAAGATTTAAACGTGGAACTGATATGAATACTGAAGTTGAAAAACTATTTCAGTTAACACCTTTGCAATCTTCGTACAGTACTAATTTGAATGTATTAATAAATGGTTCGCCAAAGAATATGTCAGTATGGGAAGTTATTGAAGAATGGTTGAAATGGCGGAAGCAAACTATTCAAAGAGGCGTTCAATTTGATATTAATAAAATGGAAAAAGATCTTCACATATTAAAAGGTTTAGAAAAGGTATTACTTGACATTGACAAAGCAATTGAAATCATTCGGCATAATGAAGAAAAGTATATAATTCAGTTATTAATGGATTATTTTAAAATTGATGAATTACAAGCTAATGAAGTTGCTGATATGAAACTTCGATATATTAACCGTGAATATATCATAAAGAAAATAAAAGATATTGATAATCTTGCTCATAAAATTGAGAATTATAAAGATCTTGTACAAAATAATGAGAGATTAGACAATATTATTATTAAGGACCTCGAAGATGTCGCTGAAAAGTATGGTGTTGAACGTCAAAGTAAATTACTTGAGGTTAACTCATCAAGGGTAAAGGCTGTTAAAAAGAAAATGGAAGAGGTTCCAAATTATCCTACAAAATTGTTTATAACAAAAGAAGGATATGTTAAAAAGATGGCAATTCATGCAAACTTTGAGGACCAATATGTCAAACCGGGAGATGAGATTATTAATGAATTTAGTACATGGAATAAAGCTGAATTACTCGTTTTTGGTAAGGACCGTTGCTGTCACAAAATTAAAGTTTCGGAAATTGAAGAATCAACTAACAAGGCGCTTGGTACCTTTATACCTAGTCTTTGTGATGTTGATGGTATTGTGGGTTGCTCTGTTTTCGATGAGTCTAATAAGTTTATTATTATCGGTTATGATAACAACAAAATAGCAAAGATAAACCTAAAATCATTTGAAGGCAATAGGAAAAAACTTCAAAATTCACTTGCGGATAATGCAAGCGTTGTAGGAATACTAACATTTAAAGATGAAGGTAAATTTATATTTAAAACGACAACTTCAACATTTAAAGTTCCTACATCAAAATTTGATTTAAAAGAAAGATGGACTAAAGGTACTTACGGTCCTCAGAAAGGTAAATTGATTGAAATTAGAATGGCTGATTAATGCCATTCTTTTTTTTATTTACATTATTTACAATGTATAAAAAATATGTTACAATTATTTTGTGTTAAACAAATAGAAATGGAAGGTGTTAAACAATGACAAATCAAGTTGAAAAGTTTGAAGCACGCGAATCAAAGAAAAAGGTTGATGAACAAGTAATAAAAACTGAGGAATTTAAAAATAGTACGCTTGAAAAACAAGGTCAAAAGGTTGCTAATAAATACGGTTTATCAACTGAAGATATCTTCATGATAATCGCACGAGATGGCATGGAGATGTGGACAAAGATGTGGAACAACTCAATGGAAAATGTTATTCGTGAGACAATTAGAAATGAAATTAAAACAATTGTTAAAGATGTTGTTCAGGATGTTGTTCAAGATGAATTATCAGCCGCTGCCAGAGGTTTTATGAGAGGTATTGCTATGGCACAAATGGAAAGCATTAATAAACCTAGCGTCGAATGGACAAAAGAGGAACAAGCTGAATTTGAACTTGAGCCATTTGAATCTGTTGCAAGTACTGCTATAGTTGAACCTGAGGTTGAATTAAAATCTGAACATAAACCAAGGTATAAAGAATTTAACGGTACATATAAGTTCCGTGATAAACAAAGACTTGATGAAATGATTAGTGAAATGCAATTAGAAGGTAAAGATCCATCTGTTGCAAAAAATTTCAAAGAAAAAGGTGCTTCCTATAATACAATGTACCAAAACTTCATGAAGGATAACCCAGGTCGTGGAGTATGGAAGCAATATGTTGAACATATTTTAAATAATTAATAATGTAAATGATGGTGTGGAAATATTCCACACCTTCTGGTTTACACCAGAATTTTTATTGTATATAATTATATTGATTTAAAAAAATGTTTCCAAAGGAGGATTCTAAGATTGCTAAAAACATGGTATTCGAATCATAATCATACAGACCGTTCTAACTTTCGTTTAAAAGATGCAATTAATAAAGTAGACAAGATGATTGATTATGCTGTTGAAATAGGAATGAGTGGTTTATCAATAACAGACCATGAAACATTGGCCGCTCATGTTGAAGCTATTCAATATGTTAAAAAGCAAAAGGAAAAAGGTAAAATTCCTAAAGAATTTAAATTAGGTTTAGGTGACGAAATTTATTTGGTCGACCGTCAAGTAGCGACTCATGCTCGTGAAACAAATGAACCTATTAAATATTACCACTTTTTATTAACTGCTAAAGACCGTTTTGGATATGATGGTTTAAAAGAAATTACATCATTAGCATGGGAAAATAGTTTTTGGCATAGAGGTATGGAACGTGTTCCTACATACAAAGATGATTTGGAAAAAATCATGGAAAAGTATAAAGGACATATTATTGCTACAACTGCGTGCTTGGGTTCTGAATGGGACCAAACAATTTTAAACTGGGTTAAAGAAGAACACGTTGGTAAAAAACAAGAGTTTAAATTAAAAATTCATAAACTTGTACTTTGGTATAAAAAATTGTTTGGTGATGATTTTTATATTGAGATTCAGCCATCATTTAATCAAGAGCAAATACTTTATAATAAAAATGCAATCATTATCGCAGATGCTTATAAAGTTAAAACGGTTGTTGCTACTGATGCCCATTATTTAAATAAAGCACAAGCAATTATTCATGAAACATATTTAAAGGCTGATGAAGGCGAGAGAGAGGTTGCTGAATTTTATTCTTCAACGTATATGATGTCAGTCGACGAGATGTGGGAATATTTTGATGGTAATATTTCTGCAACTAAGTTTGAGGAATGTTTACAGAATACATTAGAAATAATGAATAAGATTGAAGAATTTGACTTATATCATCCTACTATTGTACCTGATGTAAAAATTCCTGAATTTAATTTACTACATTTGTTTGAGCGATTCTATGATAAGTATGAATATATTAGAAAATTTGCATACAGTCCTAGGATTGAGGACCGTTATCATTTAAAACGAGTTGAAGAAGGATTTATTAAATACAGACAAGAAGCGAATGAAATAAATCTTGATCGTATTAATGAAGAGTATAAAGAATTATGGCTGACAAGTGAAAAATTAGGTCAGGCTGTTTCATCATATTATTTATTGACACAAAAAGTTGTTGATTTAATGTGGGAAGTTTCACTTGTAGGTGTTAGTCGTGGATCTGCTGCAAGTTGGTACACTGTTTATTTATTAGGTATTACACAAATAAATCCTATTAAATATAACTTACCTCACTGGCGACACTTAACGCATGAAAGACCTGAAATGCCAGATATTGATATTGATACAGAAGCATCTCAACGTGCTGCTATTATTGAAATAATGAAGCGTGAGTTTGGTGAAAACAATGTTTTAAATATTAGTACATTAACAAAAGAAAAAACGAGGTCTGCAATATTAACTGCTTGCCGAGGAATGGGTATTGACAATGATATTGCTCAAAATATAGCAAACCTAATACCTACTGATAAAACAGGTATGTGGACATTAAGGGAGTGTTTAGAAGGCAATGAAGAAGATGGTAAGAAACCTGTTAAGGAATTGGTTGAAGAATTTCAACAGTATCCCGGACTTCTCGAGGCAATCGAAACTATTGAAGGTTTAGTATCAGGAAGATCTGTTCATGCAAGTGGTGTTTATATTTATAATGATGGTTATCTATCACAAAATGCTATGATGAAAACTACAGGTGGTCAGTATGTTACTCAATTTAATATGGGCGATTCTGATTACCAAGGTGGACTAAAACTCGACTTTTTAACAATAAACGCTTTGGACCGCGAACGTTCTTGTATGGATTTATTACTTGATGCAGGTAAAATGGAATGGCAAGGTACTTTACGTGCTACCTATGAAAAATATTTACACCCTGATGTACTTGAGATGGAAGAACCTGAAATGTTCAAATTGTTATTTGAAGGACAAATTCTTGATGCTTTCCAATTTGATTCTGCTGTAGGTTCACAAGCAGTACAAAAGATTTATCCACAAAGTTTTTATGAGTTAGAGGCAGGAAACTCATTGATGAGGCTTTCACCAGAAGGTGGAGAATCACCGCTTGATAAATATGTCCGTCATAAAAAAGATATTAATGAGTGGTATAATGAAATGAATAAAGCAGGTTTAACTGTTGAAGAACAGGAACTGTTGAAAAGTTATTTATCACAAAACTACGGGATGTGTGACACTCAGGAGGCCATGATGTTACTTTCAATGGACCCATCAATTGCAGATTTTGGTTTATTGGAGGCAAACAAATTAAGAAAAGGTGTTGCTAAAAAGAAAAAAGAAATTCTTGATGAATGCCGTGAGATGTTTGTTGAAGGATGTAAAAAAACTAATTGTAGGGATGAGATGCGTGACTACGTTTGGTATGTACTGTTTGCTCCTCAGTTTGGTTATTCGTTTAGTTTACCTCATATCGCAGGATATACAATGATTCTTATGCAAGAGTTAAATCTTGCAACAAGATATGGCGTTATTTATTGGAAGACTGCGTGTTTAACAGTTAACTCAGGTTTAATTGGAGAACGTGAAGGAAATACGAACTACGGTGCTGTTGCAAAGGCTGTTGGTGATATGCGAGGTCTTGTATTAAATCCTGATATTAACCGTTCAGGTAAAGGATTTACACCACTTGAATCTGAAGGTAAAATATTGTTTGGACTAAAACCAATATCAGGTTTAGGTAAAGATGCACTTAATGTAATAATGGAAAAACGACCTTTTACATCATTGGAAGATTTTGTTGAAAGGGCTATTGTAGGCAAACCTGATGTTCTTGATGATGAAGGTAATCTTGTTTGGCGAGATAATACAATGAGTGAAAAGAAAGGCGTAACAGTTATTAAGTCAGGTTGCTTTGATGGGTTATATCCTGATATTAAAAGAAGACAATTAATGATTAAGTACGTTGATTTAGTTGTTAAAGGAAATGCAAAACTAACATTAACTAACTTACCTTCATTAATTGAATTTATACCTAAAGGTAAATTTACAGAAGAACTATGGGTATATACTTTTAGGAATAAACTGTTTGGAAGAAATAAGGTTCCTATGACAAAGGAAATCGAAAAACAGTTTATGAATTTTGCTAGAGAGAAAAAAGATATTAAGTATGATTTTGTTGATGGTGTACTTGTGGTTGAACAAAAGTCATTTGACAAAATTTACAAAAAGATTATTGAACCTTTAAGGCAATGGGTTATCAGCCCCGAAGCATTACAGGCATTCAATCGTAAAAAGAAACAAGAATTTTGGAAAGAAAACTGTATGGGCATTGAAGAACAGTGGGAAATGGAAACAGTTGTTTTCTATTCCGATAAACATGAACTCGACTACGTACCACTTGATAAATATTTTGATATTATTGACTTCAATGAACTTCAACCTGACAACATTGTTGAGTGGAAAACATATGGTAGAAAAAGATTTCCTAGGTACGAGCTTGGTATAATTGCAGGAACGGTTGTTGATAAGGATAAAGATAAACATATTGTATATCTATCAACTCAGTACGGAGTTATACCAGTAAAATATCACAAGGGTGCGTTCTTACATTATGACAAGAAAATAGTTGATGTAAGGGGAGAAAAGAAGGAAATTCTTGATGAATCATGGTTTAAAAGAGGAACTAGACTTGTAATTGTTGGTTATCGAAGAGGTGATGAGTTTGTTCCAAAGGTGTATAAAGACACTGCTTATGAACATACTACCATGAAAATCTTGGGTTATAATAATGAAAATGTACAATTACAAATGAATAAAAAGCATATTTAGGGACGTTCTGGTGATGTTTTTTCGTCACCAGAATATGTTTTAATATAAATATACATTGATACAAAAAACATTAAAAAAGTATGGTTCCAGGGATCCCATTTATTACAGATTTTATAACGAACGGTAAACAACTATATAGAAAATCTGTAATTTCTATCAATATATTGTAATTTCTCAGTAAAAAAATCAACATATTGATAAAAAAAATGTATAAAATTGAAATTTTATGTTTACATTTTTACATTATTTTTATATAATTGTTTATGTAATCGAATGAATGGAAACAAATGTTCCATATCAATTATTTAAACAACAGGGGGAAATAAGATGACGGCAACATCTTCTAACAAAGGACAAATTATCGAGGCACTTAAAAAACTACAACTGGCTGCACTTGAACTATCTAATGTAATTGATGAAACAGGTTATAAATTTGAAGGAGCACCAGAATACCTACAAGACACTGATGACTTTGCATATGATATTACATCCTTTGTTGAAGATGAGGTCTCTGAGCTGGAAAAACCACAACTTCTTTTAGTTAAATAGGAGGAATTAGTATGATAAATACGTTGCAAATGGTACTTGATAAACAAGCGGAGTTTCAAAAGAAGTTTGGATTTGAAGGATTAGAGCAGACCGATATTGAAACGGTCTCTTCTTTAATCCATACTCATTCACATTTTACAATGGAAGAACTTTTTGAAATGGAAAGAGAACTTCCATATCATAAACCCTGGAAAGATTATTCAGGGTTAACTAAATACGAAGTTATAGAAAATTTTCAAAAAGGAAGAGAAGAATGGATTGATGCTTTTATCTTTCTAATGAATGTTGGGTTATTCTTAGGTTTCGATTCAAAACTAATTGAGCAAATGTATTTAGAAAAACTTGGAATAAATCATAAAAGACAAGAAGATCCAAAACTAGGATATATTACGGAGGTAAATTAAATGAGATTAACATTAAGCGGTGGAATATTGAGAGCAGGAAATATTGAGGTTGGGTCAACAATTACAACTTTTGGACCAGACGGTGAAGAAACAACAATTGAAAAACCATCATATTTAATTAAAGATGATGGAACAAAGGTAGAGTTAACAAAAGAACAAGCAAAACAATATGGTATCGGTAAATAATGCGATATAACGAACGGATGGTAGGGATTAACGAATCTCTACCATTTGTCGTATTTTGTCGATATTTGTTTAGAAAAGAGAATGTTTTTAAGACAAATCCTATTTACATAATTTTCATATGATGTTATTATATACATATACAAATTAATAAAAAAATATTTAAAAAAGCGTTTAAAAGTGATAAAATATGTATATAATAATAAAAATATGAAATGAGGATGAATGTAATGGCTGTTCAAACAGATTTAAGTATTATTAAGGAAATTATTGAAATGACTTGCGAAGAGAAAGTAAAACTAATATTTGCTGAAAAACCAGGTTGGTTACTGATGAAAACAGCCGATAAAAATAAAGGAATTGGTGCTATAAGATTAAATAAAAATTCATTTATTACTTTATATGTTGATACTAATGAAGGTTACTTATTAGAAGATAAAATTACTGAACTTGAAACATTTAAAGGAAAAATTATTGATATAAATTCAAAGGTAACTGGAAACTTTGTACAAAATAAAATTAAACTTTACAGTGAGGATGCTATTGAATTTGCTATTGAACTTATAAATAAAGTATTTAATGAAGGTGCTGTATTTACAGGAAAAAGAATAAGAGTATCAAAAACCGAAACAAGCGTCGCCTAGGCGGCGTTTTTATTTTCCCAATTATCGGAACAGTCCGACAATTTAATAGACAAGTAATTAATATATTTACTATTAGTATTAATATAATAATTCATTACATTCATTATTATAATGGAAAAAATAGTATCTGTAAACTGAAATTAAAAAATTTCTATTTTAAAATTAAAATATATTTGGTTTACATATAATTAAAAAGTATATATAATATTGATATATTTAAATGGAGGTGTCATATGGGTAAAGTCAATATTTTAAAAGAGTTTAAAGGTGGAAGTATGGCAAGAACCTTTTTAGTCGATAAATATGGACAAAAATATGTTAGGAAAATTGCGGCCAATGATAAAGATGGGTTAGGTATTGAAAAACTTTATAAGCAATGGAAATGGCAATTTGACTTTTGTAGAAATGATGAACCAGGAGTTATGCCTGATACTTCATTTTTTGTGTTTGGGAAGGACTCTGGTTACTATGATATGGAATATGTAGAACTTGGTACTTTTCTTGATTTATTACTTAATGAGGAAGATATTGATGGAATGATTCTTCATGATATATTAAAAGCAGGGTCATTAATAGCAAAACCTGTAGATGAAGAACCTAAACATGATTATTTATTAGTTAATCATTTACAAAAAATGGTAAAAAGAACTCAATCACTACAACCTTATGAGTTTTACAAACATGATTCAATTGATATAAATGGAAAGTCATGTCAAAATCTTCATAGAATATTAGAGTTTATTGTAAACGAACCTGGGCTAATTAAGTTATTATCACCTAAAAAATTATATAGGTCTCATGGTGATTTTACTTTCCAAAACATTCTTGCTGATGAATATGATTTGGTTGTAATAGACCCACGTGGTGAAGGTGCTGACTCAATTTATTATGATATTAGCAAACTTTATCAAAGTTGTCATGGTAAATATGATTTACTTTTTGATGGTAATTATAGAGTTTGGTCAGATGGTTATACTGATGTTATCAATTATGAGATACTTGATGGTGTAGAAAAATTCAATGCTATTTATGATGAGCTTCGTGAACTAATACCTCAGTATTATGAAATTGAAGATGAGCATTGGGAATTAATTACAAAATTTTATGAGGCAAGTCACTTCATTTCAATGACACCTTTTAGATTAAAAGAAAATGGAAATATAACAGCAGTCTGTTATGCAATTGGTATAGAATTATTAAATGAGGTAGTGGAGGAATATTTAAATGTTAAATCTGAACTTAAAAAACAAGAAAGCATTACTATTTGATGTAGACGGTACTATCGCTGATACAATGCCAGCACATAATAAAGCATATGAGTTAGCATTCCATTTAAACAATGTTCCTTTTGATATTGAACTTCATAAAACATATGCCCCTTTTGGTGGTAATGTATTAATGAGGGAAACTGTTGAAGCAATAGGTTATGGTGCTCAAGCGCATCAAATCATTAAGGATAAACAAGCATTATTGGGTTTTTGTTTAGATAGATTTATGAGACCCAATACTGAACTCATTAATTTTATTAAACAAAATGTTGAGAAATATTATATTGCTTTTGTATCAAATGGTCGTAGAACAAGTATTCAACAAGTACTTGAAAAATTAGGTTTATTATATTATGCTGATTATATTACAACATCTGATATTTTGGGCGCTGCGAAGCCCTCACCAGAAGCATATAATTATACAATGCTCATGTTAGGTGTTAATCCTGATGAAGTAATTACATTTGAGGATAATGAGATTGGTATTACTGCTGCAACTCGTGCTAAAATAAAAGATATTATTAAAGTTAATACGGAGGATTTTAGATTTGAAAAACTTTAAAGGTATTATACTCGCAGGTGGTAGAGGATCTCGCCTATCACCTATAACAGATGTATATAATAAATATTTATGTCCTGTTTATGATAAACTCATGATAGAATATTCTATCCTATCATTAAAAGATGCAGGAATAACTGATATAGCAATTATTCTTGGTACAAAGTCTGCTGGTGAAACAATGGACTATCTCAAATCAGGTAAAAAATATGGTGTTAAATTTACATATTTTTATCAGGATGAGCCGCTGGGAGTTCCGAATGCTCTGTATCAGGCTAAAGATTGGGCTGGACTAACTAACGTAGTTGTATTGTGCGCTGATAATATTATTTATGATAATTTAATGCCATTCTTAGAAATGTATAAAGGCGGAGGTTTTATTACAACTAAATTCTTTAATGATAAAGAGGAACTAAAGAGATTCGCTGTGCTAGAGTTTGATGAAGATTTAAGTATTAATAAAATTGTAGAAAAACCTGAAAACCCTAAATCCTCCCTAGCATTTTGTGGGATACAAATATACGATTTACAATTATGGTCAATTATTAAAGGACTGGAACCTTCTAGACGCGGTGAATATGAAATTGTGGATGTATTAAATGAATATATTAATCGTAAAAAGTTTAGTTATGGAACATTAACCAAACAATGGTTCGACTGTGGCAATAAGGATGCTTTGTTTGAAGCACAACAATATGCTTTCTTTAATTCGATTGAGGAGGCCCTAAACAAATGACCTATCAAATTATTAATTCCCATAAAGACAACCCTAATAAAAAGAATATTATGTTATTCTTGCTCGAGAGAAATCTCGGCAAGAAAACTAATTTCTTGTCATATTCATATATACTTAATACTGTTAAAATTTTACAAAAAGATTTCAATGTTTTCCTCGTTGCCCGTTCATCAAGTTCAAGAGGCGCCTGGATAGAGGTAGCATTACAAACACCTATTTTGAAAGACTGTATACTTATTAATCTTGATGCTTCAGGAAGGTTTATGAGAGTTGAAACAGGCGAACAGGAGTTATATGATGATGATAAAGCCGCATACAATTATACTTATAAGTATATGGATACTTTGTTTACTAACCTCATTCATGGTGAGCCATGGATATTTAATAATCTCGTTGGCACTATTTCTTCTGCTCTTTTTCTTGTATATGAAAGGAATCACGAAATTATACCATACGATGAAAGAACTGAAAAACTCTCAGCAGGAGCCATGGAAACAGCCCGTAAACGACTTACAGGGGAACGTCAATTCTTCTCGTTCCGAATGATTAGTCAGAGATGTATGTATCCTTTATACTTCCTCACAAGACTTATGAGGGACTATCCAAATTTATGGCATTACTCATTCTGTCACGATACTAGCTCAATATGGTACCCATGGTCTGCTAAGGTAAATCCTCTTACAAAAAATGTTAAATGTTTTTACTTTGTAAATGATGATAGAGGACCTATGAGGGATTTTAAAGAATTCCCATCTGCGCAGATTCAAGATGCCTTTGGTAAAAAACAATTGACAAAGGATGAGTTAAATGATATTCTCAATAATAAAAAACATGATTTTATCTTTGGCGGAACTTTTCCTTATGATGTTAGTTACCGCTTGGCGGATTGGGTACGTTATTTTAATGACCTTAATTGTGATGCTACTATTCGTACTCAAACTGATGGTACTTCCACTATTACTTGTACAGAGATTAAGGATCCACTCGAAACAAAGAAATTCAAAGGTAAAAAGATAAAAGATGAAAAGGCGTTAGATGTTATTAGAAGTATTTCTGTCAATAAGAATGTTAAACCTACTGTATCTCAACAAGAGTATCACGAGGAACAAAAGGATTATATGTTTACAATTATTTTAAAATGCTTTTATGGTAAGTATGATTCTTTAAACTTTAGGATTTATTCTTCATTAGCAAATGGCGTTATTCCTTTATTAGCTAATGACTATGATGTTGATTGCCTTCAAATTCCGTTATTATTTAAACAACTATTAACGGTTAGAGATAATATTGATATTGAAGAAAAGATTGAATATTATAAAAATAACCCTGAAAAATATAAGGAACTATTTTGGGCACTCTATAATCACTATGTAAAGCCTGAACACTATCAAAATGAGTGGTATGAAAAAGTGTTCAAAGAAAATTATTTTAATGAATTATATAAATAAAAAGAATTTTATATGGTTTACGAAAACACATTACATATATATAATTGTAATGTGTTTTTTAATTTATTAATTGAATGGAGGTATTATTATGAGCAGTTTGGAAAAATATAATATTATTAAATCAGATGAGGAAACACCAGATGGGATAAGTGAAAAAACATTCGGTTATGTAGAAGGTAAAAAGGTTTTGATTAAAACAGATTATAGGCCGACTGAGATACTTGCAGAATACTTTGCATACAAATTAGGTGAAGCATTAGAAATTCCTGTTAACAAAGTCAAATTAATTGATTGTGGCACACTTTTAGGTTTAAAAAATAACCTGTGTTCAGTTCACTGGTGGGAAGAATGTTTTATTGATTCTGCAGATTATGTAGGAATTGAAGAGCAAAAAGATTTAGATATGATGAAGTTCTTTGACGCTATAATTGGAAATGATGATAGGCACCATCATAATTATGGGTTTATAGATGATTGTATATTCTTAATTGACCACGGTCTATCATATCCTTGGAAAAGTTTTTATTCTGAAAACATTAATGACCTTCATCAAACATGGCATAAAGTACCTGAAATTACAAATAAATTTTTATCTTTAACAGAAGATAATTTTAGAAAAATGTTAGAACTTCCAGATGATTTAGAACATAATATACCTGATGGAAAATTCAATAAAATTGTAGAAAGAATGTTTGAAGCACAAGATATTTTAAAGGAGGCAATAGCAAATGCAAACGCAGCCTAATAATATACCATTTACAATTTTCATAATTTAATATATAATTAAATTATGGAGGTGTTTAATTTGGAATATGGGTTTATTTATATTACAACTAACAATATTAATAATAAAAAATATATTGGCAAATGTAAATATAAACCAGGTAGTAAAAATTACTTAGGTTCAGGCTTACATTTGAAACGTGCTATTAATAAATATGGAAAAGAAAACTTTTCAAGAGATATTATTGATACTGCTAAAAATGAAAATGAATTAAATAAAAAAGAAAAGTATTGGATTGATTTTTATAATGCTATACATTCTGATAATTTTTATAATATAGCAGAAGGTGGGCATGGTGGTAATACATTAGCTGGGAAAACAGAAGAGGAATTAAAACAATTTGGCGAAATTATAAGTAATGCAAATAAAGGAAGAAAATGGTCGGATGAAAGCAAACTTAATAGAAGTAAAGAAAGGAAAGGCAAATTTACAGGTAAAGACCATCATATGTTTGGTAAAAAACTTTCTGACGAACAAAAAAAGAAAATTAGTAATAAAGTAAAAGGTGGTAAGAATCCATCAGCAAAGAAAGTTTATATTTATAAAGGTAGTGAATTAATAAAAGTTTGTAATACTTTTGATGAGACAGTTCATTGGTTTTATAAACAATATCGTGCTTATTCTCTTACTACAAGTAATAAATTAATAAGAAATTTAAGAAAAAGTGGTGGTACTTGTATTAAAACAGGATTAAGTTTTAGTGATAAAAAATTAGGAGGTATTAACAATGAGTAGGGTTGGCTTCGGGAAAATGGGCCGTTCAATATATTTTGATAGAAAAAAATGGAAAGAAAATGCGGGAAATAATGAAGCACCAATATTAATAAGTGCCATTGCAAAACTTCAACCTAATACTACTTACTATTTAATTGGTAAATCTGATTTCAGTAGGGTGTCAGATGATATTAGGAAAGAATGGTTTCCACATAATAATGTAATTGATTGTTGGAAAGATTTCAATCCTAAGCAACACGACCCAACAACATGGATTTGGGAACAGTTAAAAAATAAAAATTTAGATTATTGTATAATTCACGGTGGGATGGCTTCTCTAAGTATACCAAATAAAATATATTGCTTAGATAGAAAAACAAAAAAACCTGACTACTCAAAACTAAGACAACCTCTTGCATCACTTGTTAATTATTGCTCACCAATAACATATTTTTTAAATGAGTCAAAAATAGATTGGTTAACAATTACATCAGATGGAAGGTATATGCCTCTACCTGCTCGCGATTTAATTAATCCTGAGAAAATTAGTTTGGGTGTTAGAGAAGGTGTTGTAGAAATCGAACGAATGAAATCCTATGAGGACCAAGAAACAATGGTTAAGCATAAAGTAGATTTACGTTACGCTGCTGCCGAATTTCAATATTTACTTGATCCTAAATTCAGCACATTTAGGTATAACGAGGAAAAAACTCAAAAAGTTGGTTTATTCTTTCATCAATATGATAATAAAAAACGTGTAGCTGCAATTCAAGATATTATTGAGCAATTTGGTGAAGATGAAATTGCAGTATATGGAAAATGGGAATTAGCAGGTCATGATAAAAGGTATAAAGGTCCTGTGAACTTTGAAGAATTACAAGATATTTTACCTTCTGTTAAATATACTTTCTGCTATCCTATAATTCCTAATGACTTTTCAGGTAAATGGGTTGAAAGTGTTCGAGCTGGTATAATTCCGTTCTTCCATTCAACTTATGGTGATAGGAAAATAATGTCAAGATATGATAAATCATTTGAGTGGCTTTATGTTGATAATGGACAAGAAATGAAACAAAAGATAGAATATCTTGAACAAAATCCTACAGCGTATTATAGGATGAAAAATTTACTTATATCAACAGTTAGTCGTTTCCCTAAAAATGGCGCCTCATTTGTTAATGCAATAAACAAAGCAGTAAAAGACATGAAAGGTATGAGAAAATAATGCAAACAGCAATAGCAACTCCAGAACCTGAAAATGATTATAATTTTTTTATGGTTGATGGTAAATTAATTAAAGTTGAAAATATTGAAAAATTTATTAATACTTTGGTTTACAACAATAAAAATTCTACGTATAATCACAATGTAAATTAAAACGATGGAGGTTACAAAATGAATGATTTAAATATTTTGTTAGGTCAATCTTTTACTCACATGGTAGGATCTGAATCACAAGCAAAACGTGTGGTTGAGGATTATAAAGCCGAATATACAATTAAAAAGTCAACAATTGACAAAAAGGTTAAAAAAGGTATGGAATATTGGAAAGTAACTGTTGTTATTGACCATGTTTCTGAAAAGGATGCTTTCGGTATGTACTTTGATGAGGTGTAGAAAAAATGACCTCTCAAATGATTGTAGATGAGCCTTATGGGTTCATCTACGTCACAGAAAATTTATTAAATGGTAAAAAGTATATTGGCCAACATACTAATTTTAATGATAAGTATTTAGGTAGTGGTACAGTAATTAAAAAAGCAATAGGAAAGTATGGTAATAAAAACTTTAAAAGAAAAATCATATATATTGCTTATAACGAAAGTGAATTGAATTTTGCTGAAAAATTGTTTATCCGTTCAAGAAATGCTGTTAAAAGTAATATGTATTATAATATTGCTGAAGGTGGATTAGGTGGTAATTCTTGGGCAGGAAAAACAAATGAAGAAATTGAAATTATTAAATATAAAATAAGTGAAGGTATGAAAGGTAATAAAAATCCTGTATTTGGTAAAACAGGAATAAATGCTCCTTTCTTTGGAAAAACTTATACTCATACAAATGAGGCTAAACAAAAAATTGGAATAGCAAATAAAATTGCTCAACAAAAGAAAGTATTACTTGTTGATATTAAAGGCAATATAATTGAAATATTTCAATCTGTTGATGAAGTAAAGAAAGGAAACTGGAGGAAACAATTTCCAAAGCCAAATGGTATGGATTATGTTATGAACTGTTTGAGAAATAAGTTATTATTTCATAATCATTATTTAATTTACGAAGGTGATTATAATGAGTTCAAGTCAAATGCGTTCTGAGGTTATATTTGCTTATGCAGGAAAATATAAAGGAACACCTTGGGAACGGAAGGTTAATAAAATGTCAGATAATCAAGTTTTATCAATATATTTAAATTTAAAAAAACGAGGTAAAATCAAATGATTATTAAAAATATTGGAAAACCTATTGATATTACTTATGATTGTGGTAATTTCTTTATTAATGAGGACGGAGAACTACGAAGAATAATTGAGGTAGGAAACAATGAATTTGGCGTCCAAAATGTTAAAAATGGAACACTCGCTATAGGAAATAGAAAAAATAGTATTGATGAACTAATTAAGCATTATGTTACTCATAATGGGAATATTAAAAAAGTTGAAGTTAAAGAAATTAATTACGTGGAGGTACGATAAAAATGAATAAAGTACGTGGATTTGAAGTTGCGAAAGGTTTTGAACAAAAAGGAATTAATTTACCAGCAAGACAAACAAAAAATGCTGCAGGTTATGATTTTGAAGCCGCTGAATATACTACAATCCCTTCAATTTGGAAACAAGGTTTCAAATATATCTTCAATAAAATTTTTAGTGGCGGAAATGAAGTTGATGAAAAACTATTCAAACCAACATTAGTTGCTACAGGAGTTAAATCTTATATGGGAACAGATGAAGTATTATATCTGTATAACCGTTCGTCAAATCCATTGAAAAAATTCTTATTGCTTGGAAATGGAGTGGGCGTTATTGATTCGGATTATTATGAGAACCCTGATAATGATGGTCATATCATGTTTCAGTTTATTAACTTTGGTATTCTTGATAAAACTATTGCGCCAGGTGATAGAATAGGCCAAGGTGTATTCGCTCAATTTCTAAAAGCCGATAATGATACTGTAAATAAAGAACGTCAGGGTGGATTTGGAAGTACTAATTAATCGGAGGTAATTAAAATGAATATTGAATTACTTATTGAACAAGCCGAAAGCAATTTCCCTTATGTAGAAATTCAAAATATCCGTGAACAATTAATGGAGGAAAAATAATATGACAACTAATACTCATTTCGTAAATACTCATCTTTTAAAACAGTTAACAAAGGAACAGTTAATTGATCTTATCGAAGTAACAAATAAAGAATTGAGAAATCGTATTGTTGGTGAAAATGTTAAAGTTAATGAACCTGTTAGTAAGCCCGTTAGTGAACCAGTTGAAAGTGTTAGTGAAAGACGTAAACGTGCTATTGAGTTCGCAAAAGAGTCAATTGAAACTCTCAAAAAATCATCTAATAAACTACATTATTTAGCGAAAGGTCGTTTTCTAACTGATGCCAAATTCTTTATTAATAAAGAAAAACGTACTGTGGTTGTACTACTAAAAGGTGTTGTATCGGGTGACTTATATAGCAAAGGCGTTGCAAAATGTGACCCATCTGATGTATTTAATATCCATATTGGTAAAGCAATTGCTTTGTACCGTGCATTAGATATTGAAATTCCTTCATTATTACTAACCGCTGAACATGATAGCAAAGTTGAACTTGGTGATATTGTTGATTATAACGGAAATGTATACAGAGTAGGTACTGATTGGAAACCTAATAATGGAGTAGCGATGATTAACTCATTGGCTGCAACAAAAGGAAAAGTAATTGATGATTCTAAAGAATTAGTTAAATAATTGAGGAACCTTCGGGTTCCTTTTACTTTCTATGGAGGTCTTAAAAAATGGAATACGCAACACTTGAAGATAATAATAAAAGTAAAATGAAAATAATTGCAATTGAAGGTCTTGATAAATCAGGAAAACATACTCAAACAAATATGCTTGTTGAACATTTAAGGAACCAAGGATTTAATGTTGTTCAGTCTGAATTCCATCGTTATGACACCCCTACTGGCGAACTAATAATGAAGTGGTTGCGTAAGGAATGGAATGTCAGTCAAACTACAATTGAATTGATTATGGCAGCCGATAAGCAAGCACAACAAGAGTGGTTTGATAAGTTAGAGAAAAATAATGTTGATTTTTTAGTCTTGGATAGGTATACAATGTCACAATTTGTATACTCGCTTGCAAATGATATGGAAAAATCATGGGTACTTCAACTCCAGCGGTTTATGAGAAAACCAGATTTAAATATATTCATTGATATACCGGGTGAAGAGAGTATGAAAAGGAAAGGCAAATGGGGAGAAAACGACCGATACGAGTCTGACCTTGCTCTATTAAATGAAGTAAGATCTTTGTTTTTCTGGTATTCTAAAAATATAGTTGACGGAATGGGTACTCCGGAGGAAGTTCATAAAGATATTGTTGAATTGGTAGATGGTATAATTGACTAATAAATACGGTGCAAAAAAGGTTATAATTGATGGTATCAAGTTTGATTCTAAAATGGAAGCCGATTATTTTTTATATCTAAAACAGCAACCTAATGTAATTGCTTTTCGTCTACAGCCCAAATTCCTTCTTCAGGATAAGTTTGTTAAAAGAGGGATAACATTCAGAAAGATTGAATACAAAGCAGATTTTGATGTTTTATATGAAGGTGGACGTATAGAAACTATAGACATTAAAGGTGCTGAAACTGAAGTATTTAAAATAAAAAGAAAATTATTTGAAGCAAAATTTCCTCAAGAACTTATTCTTTTAACCTTTGTTAAAAAACATGGTGGATGGATAACTATTGAAAAGTTAAAAGAAATAAGGAAGGTTAACAAGAAATCGAAGAAATAATTTCGATTTCTTTTTTTATTTTCTAGTATACAAAATTTTCATATTATGTTATAATTAAATTAAATCGAATGGAGGTATTGAAATGGAACTGAATTTAGAAAATATCAGCGACGTATCAGAAAAACAACTATATTATGCAAAGCTGGGAGATCTTTTTGTAGAAGACGTCTGGGCTCATATTGATGTGGTTAAGTTTAGTAAAAAACTAGCAGAGGCTGATGATATGCTTGATAGTAGTCAAGTAAAATGGCTGATTGATAATGTCCCAGGGATAAGGTTATTTAAAGTTAAACTTATTATTGAGGAAAATGAAATTGACCAATCTTTAATATTCTGAGAAAAAAAGATTCTGGAACATATTTACATTATATGAAAAATATGTTAATATTAAATTGTGGTAAACGTTATGATGGAGGATTGAAAATGAACGAACAGTTTAAGGTATTAAAACAACGTGCAGATGAAGCGAGAATACTTTACAAAAAGAATTTAATTACTCGTGCAGAAGCAAATGCTGAAATAATTCCTTATATACTTGCTTTCAATAAACAATCTGATATTATAGCAAAGAAATACAATGTAAAACCAAGGCATATAAATTTTAACTCGTACATACGATAAGGAGGAAAATTATGTCAGAATTAATTACATTAAAAAATCAGTTCGAAGAAATCGGACAAGCTACAGGAAATTCAAAACAGCCTTTAATTAAAAGGTTTGGGGATGAAAGTGAACTGTTTAAAGAAACATTAAACTTTGTTTTTAATCCTTATATTATTACAGGATTAGCAAAAAAGAAAATGGAAAAAAATCTTCCATTAATGAATATTTCAGATAACAAATCACTTAAAGAAATGTTTAATTATGTTAAATCAAATAATTCAGGTAGTGATAAAGTTATTAGAATTATGAAATCATGGATTGCTCAACAACCTGAAGAAACTCATGAGTTTTTGAAAGGTGTATTTACAAAAGATATTCAGATTGGAATTTCACTTAAAACAATTAATAAAGTATTGGGTAAAAATTTCATTCCTGAATATTCTGTACAACTTGCGAAGAAATATGAAGATGAAAAACATAAGATTAAAGGTCGTTTCGGAGTGTCGTTAAAACTTGATGGTATTCGTTGTACTGTTTTTAATGGTGAAGATGGTCCCAAATTCTTTTCACGAAAAGGATTACCAATTGAAGGACTTCATCAATTAGAAAATGAATTTAAAAAATTTCCAACAGGAATGGTTTATGATGGTGAATTAGTTCATATTGAAAATGGCATGACATCTGATGATTTATTCCGTCTAACTCAAAAAATCGTTCGTGCTGATGGTCCTAAGGAGAATATTAGATTTATTATGTTCGACATGCTGCCTGTAGATGAATTTTTTGCAGGTAAATCGAAAACTGGTTGGGAAGAAAGATATTATGATTTCCAAACAGCCATTGACATCTATGAACCTGAATTAATTGAGTGTGTACCTGTTTATTATATAGGCGATGATAAAGACGTAATTGCTCATTACCTAAAACGTGTTACAGATCAAGGGTATGAAGGTTTAATGGTAAATACGGCTAATGGAAAGTACCAAACAAAACGAACTGATGACCTGTTAAAAGTTAAAAAAATGGATTCGGCTGATTTAAAAATTATTGGTTTTGAGGAACACCGCAAGGTAAAAGGATTGTTAGGTTCTTTAATTGTTGATTATAAAGGGTATAAAGTCAATGTAGGTTCAGGTTTTACTGATGGTGACCGTGCTGAACTTTGGTCGAGAAGGTTGAATCTCGTTGGCAAAATTGCTGAAGTTCAATATTTTGAGGAAAGTAAAAATCAAAACGGCGGATTATCACTTAGGTTCCCTGTATTCTTGCAGTTAAGAGATGACAAAACTGAACCTTCGTACTATTAATATTACAATTTTTTTACAAACTCTTGAACTGGTTAACAGATTACCGTCATTTATATATAATTTATATATGTGACGGTAGTCACCAATAAAACAAGGAGTGATTTGATGAAGAAGCTAATTGTTACAACTGCGGTAACAGCGGTATTATTGTCAGGCATGATTACTGAAGCCCACACAATTAATACTACCAAGGACCAGGTTGAACAGTTGCGGTATAAGTACAATATGCAACTCAACCAAAACAAAAAGTTAGAAAAGAACGTAGAAAAGGTTACTAAACAAACTAAGGAACTTCAAGATGTAAATGATGCCCTCCAAAGTAAAGTTAATGAGAAGGACCAACAATTGCAAAGTCAATCTGAACAGATAACTCAATTGAAAAAACAGATTGACGAAAGTCCCAGGTGGATGACATTTAGTGCAAGTGCGTATACTGTAGGCGATGACTATACTAGCGGAAAATGGGGAAATAAAACGGCTTCAGGAACAGTTCCTTCACAAGGTAGAACTATTGCAGTTGATAATAATTTAATACCTTTGGGTACTAAACTTCGAGTAGAATTTCCTGAACCATATAGTTATCTCAATGGTACTTATATCGCTGAAGATACAGGTAATGCAATTAAAGGTCATAAAGTTGACTTATACCTTAGTTCCATTAATGCTTGTTTGAATTTTGGTGTTAGAGATATAAAAATCAGTATTATAAATTAAAAATTCTAGTTTACAAAGTGGTTACTATTATGTTACAATATTAATATATTAATATATTGGTATAACATTTAGTAACCCAAACAAAAACTATTTTGACAACCTGAGGGGAGAATTAAACAATGACAAAAGCAATTATTTTGAGTAACGGTGTAATTAAACAAATGAATTATGAGGATGTTCTTAAACAATTTGACCAAATGGTTAACAAATTTGCTAACCAAGCGATAGAAAAATTTATTTATAATAAACCTGAAAAGGAGGAAATTATGCAAGAACTTCGTATTCAAGTTTGGGAAGCATATCGCCGTTACAATGGAAAAAATGCTTTTTCTACATATCTCGTACCTAGGTTGCAACATGGTGTACATAGAGCAACAATGAAAATGTATGCAAAGAAAAGAAGTCATAACGGTCTATTAAAAAGGATTGACGAGGAAATTGGCGGAAGCGATGGAAATACAACAACTCTTGCCGATATTTTAGGCGAGGAGGATGAGAACTTAACATCAATTCACTTCAAGGAACTTATGAATTATTTAGAAAAAACGCTAGAACCTTGTGAAAAACTTATGTTGAAATCAATGATAAATAAAAAGGATTTCTCAATTATGGATCTTGCTGACGAATTAGGTATGAGTCGTCAAGGCGCTAATAAAAAATATAATAAGTTCAAAGAAAAAATGGCTAGAATCCTTCGTGAAATGGGTTATGTAGCCTGCTAAGGAGTGTAGAAAAAATGAAAAAAATTAATATGTTTTTCTTTGGTGAGGAATATATTACATTAAGTGATTTTTTATGGTTCTATGGTGTCAATGCTTTTACTGCAATTGTATTTATCTTAACTATGTGGAGTGTGAAATAAAATGACAAGAATCGAATTATTAAAAAAGCGTATTGAATCCTACAAATCTCAAATTACTGAGTTGGAGGATAAATTAGAACAAACGTTCTATGAACTTGATAAGGAGTTGGAAAAAGATGGAACAGTTAGTAGCGAGAACGATAGTTGATGATATGATGCTTGTAAGGCCAATGGCTAAAAAGGATATTGAAAGATATATTAAAGTAAATTTAGCAAGGTCATTGTCTGAAGAATTGGTTAAACAAAATCTTGATTATATTACAGTTCAAAGGCCTTTCTATTATGGGTATGACCCACGTAATCAAGCAGGAACTGAATATACAATGAAAGTATTTGTACTCACTCAAGATGAGTATAAGGAATTTGAAGATTTAAAACAATTTAGAAAACATATGCAAAACTTTATTAAATAGGAGGAATTTAAAATGAAAGTTAATATTGAAAATAACGTTAGACGTACTGCAGATATCGGTGATTTGATAGTTTGTGAAAAAGGAAATTTTCTTATAGTACGGGATGAAACAAATCACCCATTTACTTATATGGCAATAGATCTTGATACATTTGAAAAAGTTAATGGATTTAAGGAATTAATTCATATTGGTCTCCATAACAATGATGTATGTAATGGAAGTGGTCAAATTCTTGAAATTGTTAAATCTAGTGAATTAGAACTTCGTCGGGGTTGACTAGACAACGTTTCTGGGAGCTAATTTTGCAATAAAATATAAATTTTATATTGGAGGAGAAATAATGGAAATAACTGATAAAAAATTGCTTTCAGTAATGGAAGGAATAAAAAATAATTTGAACTCTGCATATCAAACAAGTTATACAGATTTTAAGGACCAATATATTTCTACTGTTATTGGTAAAATTAATGTTCTTATTGAAATGTTAAAAGAGGAATAACTATGGAACAAAAATTTAAAAGCAAATTTGATAAATATGAGTCTGTTCTCAACTTTGGTTTTACTGACAGAGATGCTACACCTCCTGATTGGGAAAGACGTAGAAAACCTATTAAAAAACAAAAGGAGAATGTAAAATGAATATTCAAGAAAAAATGCAACATATTGCTGATGAGGTTAAACAAGTTGAGACATGGGCAAAAGCCAATAATAACTCATATTGGTATAATGAATATGTTAGTCGAATTGAAACAAAACTCAGACCTATTAGAGAATTTGCTAAATTCCATAAACTTCCATTTACTATTGATGCTGAAACTATTGCTGATAAAAACTATGATGATACTGACGGGTATTCTGAGGAAGAATCATCAAGTAGTTACTATGAGGAAGATTATTCATCTGATTATGATGAATCAGAATATGAAGAAGATGAGAGTTCAGAGTGGTAAAATAAGGAGGAACCTAAAATGATTATTATTGGCTCAAGAGCAATGGCTTATCAATTTTTAATTCCACAACGTATTACTGAAAAAACCGATTATGATGTTATTATGAGTCTAATTGAATTTAATGATTGGGCTGTAATGTATAAACAGTATATTAAAACTTTAATACCGCGTTCTGACCATAAATATAAGGCTATTGTAGAAAAAGATGGAAAAAGAGTTCAATATGAAATTGAGTTAGGTTTTGAAGGAACATCATCCAAGTGGTTGTTAGACCACAAGGGTGATTGTTGCTACGGAACTAGAATGGGATTCTTTGGTGAATTAATCAATACTTTGGATCCTGATTACCTAATGTTAACGAAACGTTCTCACCTCACTTACCCTATTCATTTTGAAAAGAATATGAATGACTATCAGTTTATGAAACAACGAATTGGCTCCTTACATAAAACGCCTCTTATGGAGGAATACTATAACCTTAGATTTAATGAGGCTAAGGAGCGAAATAAACAAAGAACTCCTAAATTAAATGTTACAACTGAAGATTTCTTTAGTTCCAAATTACCTGTTCAAACATATTTTGTTCATGACCATATCCATGAAGTAATGGCTCATTATGATAAACCTGTCTATACTATGATGCAAAAAGACATATCAAAAGCATGGTGTGAAAAGGATATGTTTTTCAAACTTCCATATTCGACCCAGGTTCGTGCAGTAATGGAGGAAGCATATGTAATAGCACTTGAACGTTATATAATTCCTCAACACGGTGAAAATTGTAATGATTATCATGACTGTTATACTCGTGCTGTTAAAAGGATCTGTACAACTTTAACGTCAGGTTGGTTTAGAGATTTTGCTATTGAAAATTATAATAAGGTTCTCGAGTTTTACAATCCTGATTTTGTAAATAAGTTTATAAAAGCATATAAAAGTGGAAAAATAAAATATAAGGAAGGCATTAAATCATGCCCATTAATGGAGGTAATTTAAATGTTAAAAGCAGGAGATAAAGTTAAAAAGAAAAACGGTACAACATTTTCAAACGGAGAATACATTGCAACGGTATCAAAAGTAGAATATTATGGTAATGGAAACGTTGTTTGGTTAGTTGAGACAGGGAGCTGGTTGTCACCAAAATCGTTAGAACATGCTCATAAACAAAAGAAAACTGAAATTGACATTGTAAAAGAAAAAGTTCAAAAAATCATTGATGAAAAACAAGAAAAAATTAAATCATTAGAAGATGATATTAAAAAATTAAACTATACACTTGCAACATTGGAGGAAATAGATGAGTGACCAACAACTTCAACAAATACACCAACAACTGTTCTTCCAGTTAAATGTAGGAAAAATTGACTTATACCATTTTGAAAAGATCCGTGAGATTGTAGTTGTTAAGGAAGGTATGGAATGTAAACCTGAAAATGCAATTAAAGTATTTAAATATTAAAATAGAACCCAAGTGGTTCTATTTTTTTTTATTTAAGTGGAATAATAAAAATAATTGTGGAAATAATAATAATGTAACAATTAAACAAATAATTACCTCCATAACATTGGTACAGTTTAATTGTTACCACTAAACCGAATGGAGTGGTGTTAAGTGGCTAATCGTCGTCGTAATGCTTTAGTTGTTCCAGGTGTTGACCAATACTTGAATCAATTTAAACTTGAAATTGCTAAGGAACTTGGTATTCAAGATTACGATAATATAGATAAAGGCGCTTTACCTGCTCGTGTACATGGTATGATTGGTGGTACAATGACTAAACGCTTGATTGAAATGGGACAACAGATGTTAGCTGGACAAGATACAACGCAGTCCAATTTGAAACCACAAGAATATGTTCAGCAAATGCAAGAAGAAATTACTGATGAGGCACAAAATGCTTATGCTAAAGCACCTGTTGTTCCTATTCCTGGTGAGATAGTTGAAACACAATCTACGCTGCATTAAAGGTTTTAGTGAAATGGGAGGTGGGATTATTCCTGCCTTCCTTAATATAAGGAGGGTTATATGACAAGTAAGAAGATTATAATGTGGGTAGCATTATTTCATGCTATTAGTGGGACCTTAGCAACAATATCATTAATTATACAAACAAAACAAATAATAAAATCAATTAAAACATATTCTGGACGACACTAGAGGAATGATTATTTTTTTTATGAATAATATATAATTAAATTTTTAAAAAGGACTAGAAGACAATTTTGCCCTCTAGTCAAAAGGAGAAATAATTATGGTGGGAGTTAAACTCCCATAATAGAAAGGGGAGACTATTCATCTCCCAAGTATTTTTTAACATCAGCTTCGAATTTATCTAATGCTTCTTCAGTCATATATTTTTGAAGAATCCAAATAGGATACTCCATATCGTGAATACCAAATCCAGGCTGTCTGTGATGCTTCTCGCATAGTACCATCATTTGGTCTAAATCATCAACAGATGTAACATTAGGAAAATCCTTTTTAACTTTATCCCAATCTACTTCAGTTGATGCTGAATACTCAATAATATTATGATGTACTTCCAAGTGACCTTCACATCTGCCGTTGTTAATAAAACATGGAACATTGTGTTGATGAAGGTATTTTTTAGATTGTCTAAATTCAGCTGATTCAGTACGTTTATCATGAGCTTCGTAGTGAGCCACCTCAACTAAACGTTTTACATCTGAATGAGCAGGTATAACTTTTTTATCCATTTGTAACACTCCTTATTGTAAGCCTAATGCTTGATAAAGTTTTTCTTGACCTTTGTCTTTTAAGTAAGATTCAGTTGTTGAAATATCAGAGTGGTTTGCTAATACCTTCAACATATTAATATCAAGTTTATCTACACCGATTTCTCTTAATACATAGTGAGTTCCCTCACCATAGTTTTCAAGTGCAGAGTGACGCAATGAGTGAGGATTAAAGTCTATTTCCTCTTTAAATAATTCTTTTGCAATATCACGGAAAGTCATTACCCAATTGTATAAAGTCTCATACGAAGCAGGTTTTTTATTTTCACCTTTACCTGTTATCCACATTGAGTCAATATTGTCTTCACCACGTTGTTTAAAATAAAGTTTTGCAATTTCTTTTGATTTACCAAAGTATAATAATGGAAACTTCTTACCGCGCTTCCCCTGCACAATATTTGTTTTATTGTCGTCCAGAAAATTATGTTTTAATACTTGGTGAACTTCATTCCTTCTGCCAGCGGATTCGTATGATAATGACAAATATAATGCACGTTGATATTTTTCGTTCTGGACGAGGTAATCTAAGATGCCCTCAATTTGTTCATTTGTCAAGAAATGAATTTCTCTAACTTTTTCTTTTTGTAAACCTTTGATATTTCTCATTATATTAATCTCATATTCATCATACTCATCATCGTCTTGAGTACAAAATTCGAGTAAGTTTCTAATTGAACACTGCATACGGTTAATACGAGCAGGTGATTTTTCTTCTAAAAACAAGAAAAATTTACGGAAGTCCCTTTTCTTTAATTCAAGAATTGGTTTGTTTTTTAAATTGTCGTGGGCCCAACATAAAAATGCTTTTATATCTGCTGTATATTGATAAATGGTACCATCAGATTTTTTCTTAGACTTTAATTCAAGTATATAATCATTAAGTATATTTTTATTATCCTCATTTACATTCAGCCATGTTTGATTGCTATACATCTGAATTCTTTTTGACATAACTATTATCTCCTAACTAAAAGAGACCCGAAGGTCTCCCATTTTTATCTAATTCTAATATTTTGTCCGTTTACTAACTTTACATAGACATTGTTAAAACTATTTAGTAATAATATTTTTTGAACACCAACACCGTGAGTGAATGAAAGTGATTGGATTGTGTCTCCTTCATGCACTTCAATTACTCCTTCAGGCAATGATGGTGGATAATATACAACGGGTTCAATAACTGGTTCAACAATAATTGGGGCTTGTTCCTCTACAGGTTGCTCAACAATTGTTTCCTCTACTTGTTGTTCTTGAACATCATTAACTACATTCTTTTTAGCCATTTTTATTTACCTCCAAAAAATTTTGACAAGAAATCAATTATTGCTTGCATTAGTTTATTCAATAAACCAACATTAATTTTCTCATCAGTATTTGTAGCAGGTGTTGGTTGAACAGTAATTACTGGTACTTCAACAGAAGGTTGAGGTTTTTCAATAACAATTGGTTGCTCAACTACAACTGGAGGAACATATGCTAACACTTTATTAAATAATGCCAAAATATCTTCACCATAGTGACTATTAGCTGCCCAGTTATTATTAAGATCCTCCCAATGAGGAGCAATGCCTAATTTTCCTCCACTAACAAGATATTTATAACGTGTATCAATAACCTTATTAGGGTCTAACTGTTCTTTAACAGCATAACCATATAAATGTTGAATCTGTACTTCGACGCCTTCTGTGATAGTTGCAAATGAACTTCCTTTTAAACCTTTTTGTGTTACTCCATGTCCACAATAATTATGTTGGTCGGGAGTGACTGCCGTGCCTAAATCAAATAGGAAATAATGAGTCTCTAAAACAGATTGAGTAAATGCTATATCTCCACGGACGCCATATTTATCTCCAACTTCTAAAAATGCTTTAGCAATAGCCTCAAGATCCGCAAAATCAGGATTTTGGGTTTTAACAAAACCTACCATTTGCTCAACAGTTGCAACCGATTTTCCAAGGATATCATGATGACCCGTATGGTCAATTACAGGAACAGTAGGTACAGCAGCGGGCGGTGCTGGAGCAGGCTGCGGTATTGGTTGAGTTGATATAACAGGTTGCGGTGTATAAACATTATTACCACTTGAATCGAATACGCTGTAACCCAGATTTTTATCTGCAGTAGCTTTTGCATTATCTAAATCTCCGAATGCTCCGATTTGTGAAGTTGCGTCAGTCCAAGATTTCCTTACACGATATAGTTGAGCTGTAGCAGGTTGAGGTGCTGCAACAGTAGGATATGCTTGATTTCCATTGTTATCAAATGCGATATAACCAGGATGAGAATCAACAACTGCTTTTGCATTTAATAGATCTCCAAATGCGCCAATTTGAGATGTAGCATCTGCCCATGTCTTTCTTACACGGTAAAGTGTAGTAGGTGCAGTAACTGGATGTGCTTCAGCTTCTTGTTTGTTCCATTCTGCTTCTAGATTTACAATGTGTTGTGCCCAGCTAATTCCATGGGAAGCAAGATGTCCAATAGGATCTGTGTGAGTAGAACCACCGTATTTAGCCGCGATATCTTTGTGACTATAAACCGTTTGTTTATCAATAACCTTTTGATTTTTTTGACGAAGTAACCAAATTGTTAACCATACATAACGGTCATAAGCATTTTTAAAACGAGTTGGGTCTGAAAATTCACAAAGTTCAATTTGTACTACACCATACTTATTACCATTTCCACAACCATAACATAAATAATTAATATCAGCAACTTGAATAATTGAAATATCATCAACAAAATAATGGACGAAAGCATCATTAAAATGTGATGCTTCATAAGTACGTTCTGCGGCCGCTGTTGCATTAGGTGTAGCAGTTGAGTGATTTACTACTGCATTCCATGCTCCAACGCCATTAATATATGGTGTTTTAGGTAATCCTGGGATAAGATTAACTGTAATAGGATAACTCATTATTATTCCTCCTTTAAATTAGTTGGGGAATCAAGGACTCCCCTCATATTATTTCTATGGAGTCTCGATTTTTTCTGTCTCTACTTTAACAGTGTTTTCAGCGGCATCAACAGCACTTGTTACTACTTCTTTTGCAATATCTACAACTTGTTTTTTATCATGTGTTTTCCAAACACCATATAAACCAATAAGTGTAAATACTACTGTAAGTGCAGCATCTAAAGCACCTTTTAGAGTTTCAATCTGCGCGGTGGAAAGTCCTAACAAATTTCCAATACCCAAAGCAAGAACGCCAACGACAGGTACAAGCATACTTTTCCAATCTTTGCCCATTGTCAATCCTCCATATTCTTATCTAGCGTAACTTCAATTCTTTCTATACGCTCTGTAAGTTTTTCTTGATTTGTTGCGAGTTTCTCAAATGACGAAGTTAACTCACCTAATATATCTTGTTGTTTCAATAGGAAGTCGTTTTGTGACTTTTTTTCTTGCTGTTGTATGTACAATAAGTACACAAATAAACAGAAAAATACAGTTTCCTTTGTCATTAAAGCGTTAATTAGAGCTTCCACACTCTTTTCCCTCCCAACTTTTACAATAAAATCAATGTTTTATACACTAAAAAAGGAATGACGGTATTTCCGTCATCCCTCTCAATTAAATTATATTATTCGGCCTTTTCGCCAGTAGCTTGTAATTGTAGGATACGATTCTCTAAAGCAATAGCATATTGAGACATATCTTCAAGGTTTGTTTTAATAACAATTAACTCATCATGAAGTTGGTTTATCTTTTGTTGTTGGAAAATAATAATATTTTGAGGATTTGGATTCTCAAGAATTTGTTGAATGTTCGTTTTTTGTTGTGGTGGTGCAGCTTCAACAGTTTTTTCCTCAACTGGTTTTTTAACCTGCTCAACCTTGTTTACTTGTTGTGGTTTATTATTGTGATTACGTTTAGTCATAATTATTTCCTCCGAATTATCTATATTTTGTAATTGAATTACATAAATATTATATATAGAAAAAATATAATTGTAAACTAAAAATATAAAAATTAAATCATTATTCCCCAAGAAATTGAATTAATTTCGTTATCTGTCTGTGCTTTGTATAACTTATTTAGTAAAAGGTCATTATATTTAGCAGTTACATCACACTTATGATGAAATTGTGCTAATTGCATAGACTCAAAATCACTTAATGTGAGATTTAGTCTCACTCTATTTCCATTTGGGTCATAAGCTGTCCAAGGAATAAAAGGTACAATTCCTTTTTCTAAAAGTGGTTTTCCACCTTGAAAGTTTAATTGTGCTTCTATATCGAAACTAAAACGATACTGCACACCATCTTTAATGTATTGATACCCATAAGCGAGGTCATCAGCGCAAGATAATTCAAGTTCCTTTTGTTTTGCTTTACGAAGATTTACTATCCTTTGTTCTTCTGTAACAGTAATACCAGATTTTTCAATCCACATGCCGTCCATTAATTCTTGCATGGACGGCTGTATGGATTTACTATTCCACTTGCTGATAAAGGTACCATCCCCATTATCAGCAAGTTCAAACTCCGCATCAGGATATTTTGACTTTATATAACTTTGTAAATCCATTGGTGTTTACTCCCTTCTCTAATACTTAATCATAAAGTTGAACGAGATGTATGGTTGTAAGTTATTATGAGCTCCACCGCCGCCAGCTGCGTCTTCTGTAACCTGTGTTACGCCACCACCTGTTGTCCATCCTGTTAATAGGTAGTCACCTGTTGACCCACTACCCATAGACATGGAGGCGCCTCCAAATTTGATATTGTGGCTGTGAGACGGCATTTCAGTAGTTGACAAAGTATGAGTTTTTTCTCCACCAGTTTTACCAAGTGAACTGAATTCAGTTTGGTTAACGTCAGTACCAACAGGAACACGTCCACCCATATTTGGTAGGTTGAATGTTGTCGAACCATCACCTGTACCATAGGTAGTTCCAATTGCACTATACAAAGCTGAGTATGTTGTTCTTGATACGGCTTGACCTTGGCACCATAACCAACCAGATGGTAAACTACCGCCAGCAAACATTGTAATAGCACCAGCAGGAATAGCATCTGCACCAGCAGCGATACCGTCTAATTTTGATTTATCAGCAGCACTCATTGCACCATCAGCAGATGCTGTGGCATTAGCAATATCAAATGTTACTTTATCATTTGTCGTATCAGCAGTAATAGTAATAGGAGCAGTTGCTACAAGTGTTAATGAATCAGTAGCAGTATCTGCTGCAATAGTAGAAGAACCTACCACAATATTGCTAAATGCATTTTGGTTCGTATAATAGGAACCACTTTGTCCGTCAAGCAAATCTGCATTAAGATTAGTTACAAGAGTTGTTGATGCAACAGTTAATGGAGCAGTTCCTGTTGCTACAGTTGAGTGGAAAGTATTACCATAATAGTCACCAGCATCTGTTATATAAGCATTGGTTGAACCTGCTGTATTTGTAAAACCAATGTTTCCTGCACTACTTAAGTAAACACTTCTTGAATAGGTGGCTGCTGCTGTACCGTTCCAATAGCTACTCTTAAATTGCATTAATTCAGAGTTATAGTTTGCTGAACTTGTCGCAGTTCCTTGTGCATTCATTGTAGCTGAGTTATAAAATGACGCTGTACCGTTTACTGTTAAACCGGCGAAAGTTACGCTGTTTGTTGTTTGTAAGCTTTGATTAAAACTGTAACCATCTACCATATCAGCATTTAAATTAGTTACCTTTGTTGTAGATGTTACTGTAAATGGAGCAGTTCCTGTTGCAACGCTAGAAATAAGAACGGGTGCAGTAATATTGCCTGTAAAAGTTTGACCAGTTACATTGGCATATCTTGCATCTCCCCATGTAGTATCAAATGACAATGTTAGGTTACCACTTAAAGCACCGCCACCAGTTAAACCTGTACTAGTTGATACCGTACGAGCAGTTGTAACAGCATCAGTAATACCATAACCTGAAACCGTAGTCGGCTTACCAGTCGTGATTTTTGACCAGTCTAATGATGGAATATCTGCAGCAACAAGTGCAGTATTTACCCAAGCAGTTCCGTTATACCTTAAGAAGTTTCCTGAAGCAGCAGATGTAATAGTTGTATCAGTTAATGATGTTATCGACTTGTAAGTATCAGTTACAGTCAAAGTTACGTTGGCTGAACCATCAAGTGATACAGAACCGCTCACATCACCGCCAAGAGTAATCGTTCTTGCAGTAGCCCATTTAGAAGCAGTACTTGCATTGCCTGTAAGAGAACCCGTAATAGTCCCAGTTACTGTTAATTTTCCAGAGATATTAGTATCACCAGTAGCACCGTCTACAAGGAATTTTTGAGTTGTTCCAGCATCAGAATAAATATAAAAATCAGCAGCATTTTCTAACTTTACATTTCCTGAACCATCAATCAAGAAATTATCTTTTGATGTGTCACCGTCAGTAACAACAAAAGCATTAGATGTGCCCGAGTTTTTAATTTGTACGCCGTTACCAGCACCACGAGAATTAACATAAAAAGCATAAGTTCCAGAATCATTATATAAGTCATATGACATTTTACCACGAGTATTAGTAACAATATCTCTTGTATCTGTCACATTTCCAGCAGGAATTAGCCCTGAAGCAGGAACAATAACAGTAGCCAAATCAGCATAATCACCAGTTGGTGCAGTGGAAGAGGCAGTTATAACTCCTGATGTATTGACATAAATATATTGAGTTGTACTTGCAGTTAATGTTAAATTTGTACTAACAGGTGTATATCTTACTCCTCCAACATAAACAGTACCGGCTGCAACAGTAACCATTAGGTTAGTTGTTGTAGAGGCGGTTGTAGTTAAACCAGTTGAAACGAAATTATCAATGGTTTCATTTCTAACCGTATTTATTTCAGATTTAGTATAAGCATCTGTAATACCATAACCACTAATTGTTGTAGGATTGGTTCCTCCAGTAACAAGACCTTTTGCATTAACGGTTACAGACCTGTAAGTACCAGCGGTAACACCAGAGTTTGCAAGTGTTGTTGCAATTGATATATTTGCAGAACCATCAAAAGTTACAGCAGAAGCAGTAGTATCACCAGTTAAAGTGATTGTGCGTCCTGTTTGTAATTTTGTTGCAGTAGCAGCATTTCCAGTAACTGAAGCAGGTAAATTACCACTTGCATCCAAATATAACAATTTATTTGCGGTAGCCGTTGTAACAGCTGCTGATGTATTAATACCATCAGTTATTCCATAACCACTTAATGTAGTTGGTTTACCAGTTGTAATTTTAGACCAGTCGAGTGAAGGAATATCTCCTGCTACCAATGCTGTATTCAACCAACTTGTACCATTATATCGTAGGAAATTTCCTGTTCCTGGTGAGGTTATAGTAGTATCAGTTAGTGAAGAAAGAGATTTATAATTATTTGTTAATGTAAGAGTTGCATTTGCAGAACCGTCTAAAGAAACAGAACCAGAAGCATCTCCAGCCAAACTAATTGTACGAGCCGTTGCCCATTTACTCGCTGTGGCTGCATTACCATCTGCATTCCCTGTAATGGAAGCTGGCAATTTAGAGTTAGCGTCTAATTGAAGTACTTTATTAGCAGTTGCAGTAGTTACAATTGTTGAACTTGCAACAGCATCTGTAATCCCGTATCCGCTTAAAGTAGTTGGGTTTGTTCCAGCTGTAACACGTCCCTTAGAATCAACAGTAACAGATTTATATGTTCCAGCAGTTACACCACTATTAGCTAATGTCATAGCAATAGTTACATCTGCAGTTCCGTCAAACGAAGCAGAACCTGTTACATCACCGCTATGTCCAATCGCACGAGCAGTTGCCAGTTTAGTAGCAGTAGCAGCATTTCCGTCAGCATTGCCTGTTATGTTTGCAGGGAGTTTAGCATTAGCATCAAGATATAATAACTTGTTAGCGGTAGCGGTAGTAGTTGCACTTGAACTATTAACAGCATCTGTGATGCCATATCCAGAAAGAGTCGTTGGTTTTCCTGAAGAAATCTTTGACCAATCCAAAGATGGGATATCACTTGCTGATAATGTTGTATTAACCCAGTTTGTTCCATTGTGTCTTAAAATGTTTCCTGAAGCTGGTGAAGTAATAACAAACGTATCAAGTTTAGCTTTATCTGTAGAAATCATAAAACCATTTGTTGATGTTGTTACGGCTGAATGAAGACTTCCTCCGCCACGACTTCCATGGAGTGTGTCATCCATTGAAACACCAATTGTAGCTGTTGTTCCGCTACCTGTAATACTAATACCTGTACCATTAGCCAATGTTAATGATGAAGTAGGAGAACTAGCAGACAATGTTGTTCCACCTGCAACTACACTTGCAAATCCGTTAGGACTTGTTACGCCAATAGTTACTTTTTTATTTGTTGTGTCAGGAGTTAATGTAATATTACTTCCTGCCGCAAATGTTAAAGTATCACCAGTTGTTGAGGCAATAATGTTTGATGCTCCGACAGCGATATAAGTAAAAGTATTCTGTGGTGCTGAAGCATTAGCAGCAATACCATCTAACTTTTGTTTATCTGACGCAGACATAAAACCATCAACTGATTGAGTTGCCTGTGCATGAGCACTGCCACCACTTCCAATATGTGATGAAGGAGTTGCGTCTGTAATTCCATAACCTGATAAAGTAGTTGGCTTTGAGCCAATCTCAGAAAATAAAACTTGTCCCCATGCAGCAGAATTAGCAGTAGAACCGGCTTTAAGAACTTTTGTATTATTTGTAGTTCCTGTTGCAGGTACATGAGAATAACCATCTCCGCTTGGGTGAGTATAGTTATTTGCATTATTTTCAATACCATCTAATTTGCTTTTATCGGTTGCAGCCATGAAACCATTAACAGAAGTAGTAACTACTGCATGGGCCGAACCACCTGAGCCAACGTGAGATAGAGGAGCAATACCTGCATTTGATAATGAACTATTTGCCCACTTTCCTGTCGCTGTACTATAAATAAGTAAATCATTTGTTGCAGGAGTTGTAACAGTAACGTCTGTAACAGCACTCAAGGTATGAGTATGGTCAGAACGAGATACAGTACTTGCGGAGCCTGTACCTGCAAAACTAACAGACACTGTCCTATCTGCAGTTAGATCTCCACCACCAGTTAAACCACTACCAGCAGTAACTTTACGAGCAGAAAGAGCATACTTTGAAGATAATGCCGTGCCACCCTCTGTAAATGAAACAGCAGCCATATTTCCTGATATTGAGCCTGAGGCGGCTGCAATTTGTGCTGGTACAGTGAAGTTGCCATTTGCGTCAAATACGAATTGACTTGATGTATTCCAATCTTCTTGATCTGCAGTTGTGGAAAATTGTAAGGCCAATTGATTCCCACTTAAATGAGTAAACGCTGCAGATTTATATGTTGAAAGTTTAGAGATAAAAGGGTTAGCTGTAGTGCTTTTAAGTGAGCCGGTAAGCGTGTCGCCAGTTATTCTTACATAAGTACCATCATGGTTATGAGTTGCAGTTGCATAGTAAGAACCATGTTGTCCATCTAATAGGTCAGCATTCATTCCTGATGTAGGACCTTGATTGCCTGAAGTCCATACTGTATTGCCACCAAGTGTAGCACCTGTAGAAGAAATAATCATTTCTCCAGTTGTTGATGAATCACTAACAGGGCGAATACTTACTGTTCCTCCGTTTGCTGCAATCATTAAGGAGTTATTATTTGTTCCAAAACCTTTTATTCGGTTTGAGAAAATATTTAAAATATTTGTTAAATTAATAGGAGTACCGACAGGAACGGCACCATTAACAAATTGTACTAAATCTGTAGCATGCTTACCATCTACAGTGTCAGCATCTTTACCAGTCAATGTTGCAGGTATCTGACTTAAAGGAATTAAAGCATTCACATCAAGTGTAGGAATACCGCTTGCAACACCTTTTTCTGCTTTACCGACTGCATTTGTATCAATAGCATCAATCAAAGCATCATAATTCGACAGGTTAAAGTAATCTGCGGACTCTGCTCTAGGCAAAGACAATTTAGGCGTAGTGGTTGACATTATCCTAACCCTCCATTATCTACTTCACTCCATAACAATGATTTAGAGTCAATAGTTACCCATTGTTCTTTCTCACCATCAATATCAGAGAATGTCATATATCTATACTGATATTTAAAGTCAAGATGAGAAGGTATAATGTTTCTTAACGAAATTGTTAAGTCTCTAACCTTTAAAGGCATACCATAAATACTCATAAATTTAATTGTTATTATGTGATTTGGATTATCTTCTAAAATATCTACTTCTCCTCCACCATAGATAGAACACATATCTGAAAGCAGAGTTTTTGTTACTGTTCCTAATGATCTAAGTTGAAGCATTAGTAGAGCACGTTTTTCATCATATGACCTTGCATATGTTATATAAGTATGCCATTCATATTCAACATCTAACTTCACATAGTCAATATTAACTACGGATGGGATAGTTGAAGATGCGGGATATGTTGCGTGAACAAGCACATATACTTTTTGATTGTTTGTTAATCTGTCACCTAATATGCTTGAATCATTTGAATATGTTGTTATTGTCCCACCTGTAATAACACTACCTAAGTCATCCCATGCTCCTGTTGTTGGATTCCACCATTTAACTGTTAATCCATTTGCAGAAACACCTCCGTTATTACCTGACCCATAACCAGATATAGAAAACGTTAATGCTCTTAATTGGTTTTTCATTTGTGATAATGTTAAGCCCAGATATGAAAAATCAAATTCAAATAATCTTTGTGCATATTGACCAGAAGTAGTCATTGTGCTAGAAAGTAAACTACCATCTTGTTTTGACCCACTATCATAGTTACCTTGTGTAACTTCTGATGTATTAGTGCTTGGAGATTCAAATAAGTTTGCATTCGCTGTTCTATACAACATCCTATTCGGATTCTCAAGAGTACTTCCTGATATTTTACCAGCAAAATCATAAGTCCTTTGTTCTATTGATAATTGGTCTTCAATATACGGACTAAGATCGATATTCATTTCTGCTCCCCATCTATCTAACGATGTATCAGCAGTTTTAATAAATCTTTGGTTTAATACATTTTGTACTTCTGTATATATATCCTCTAACTCGTCGGCATCAATACCAACAAGATTCGTTACAACCTTAGAGTTTTGATAAAAGTATGGCATGTATTTAAGCAGTGAATCATGTACAGAACGGTCATAATCATCACCAACAAACCTCATAATAGATTCACCGCCACAAGAACAGGAACTTGATTGTCTCCTATAGGAACATTCGCGGTTCCATCATTAACAGTTAAAGTACCATAATCTATAACTCCATCTACACTTAATATGGAAGTTACTATTTTTGAAAATTTTACTTCAGTATCAATAAAGGCCATAGATTTAAAATAATCCTTTATTGCTTGTGATACTAGTGGTTGTATTTGTTGAGGTGTATAGTTAGTATTTAAAGTTAATTGTACATCTACTGTTATATTAACTGGCTGTGCAGACTCAACTGTTACATCAACGCCAACAGGTCTAACATCTTCAATGTGAGAAGCAACCTCAGAAACTTTTGTATCAGAAACAGGAAGTTTATCTAAATCAACAACTGTTACTTTAACAGTTCCTGGTCCACTAAATATAGGGAATACCTTTGCGTCTCCTATTCCATCAACTTCTAAACACCATTGTTTATAATGATAAACGTTACCACTTGTAGCAGGTTCTCTAACTTTTTCATAATACCTTGTAAGTAATGCAGCATCAGATTCTGTATCTGTACCCCCTGCTGTAGACTGGTCATTTGTACAAGCTACACCATTAACTCCGTTATTAATTATTGAGTTAGCAGCAACATTTCCATTATTACCGCCAACCATTGCAGTAATTGTTACAGTTGCCGTCCCACTATTTAAAGTAACATCATAGTCAGTGTTAAACTGAATACCGTCATCAGTTGAAACGATTGTTCCTTCTGGAATTACAAGACCATCTGGTGTTCCTGTAAATGTTACGCTTCCCTTAGCTTGAATAGCAGTTAATCGTGAAATACCCACTTCAGCAACTTTTAAATCTATCCAGTTTCCATAAGTAGTATCTGCAAACCCGAAGTTCAATATATTATCTAACTCAATATATATTTGTGCTAATTCAATTGCTTTAGGTGCTAACATATCCCATGCTACAGAACCTTCGCGCTTGTCAATATCATCAGGTATATTATTAAGCATCCTATTAAAAATTACTTCAAATGTTTGACTCTCATACATTAAATTGTCACCTCCACTTTAATATCGTTACCAGCAGAACTATCAACTTCAAATGTTATATAAAGTGTTCCACCATCAACACTAATATCGTAGTTCTTAGTTCCATATACTCTATCGTCAACAGATAAAGCATCATTTATTAACCTTGGCACTTCCATTTGTAAATATTCTAAAGAATATGTTCTTGGTCCACCAATAAGTTCTTTTATTTCACAGCCATAGTCAGTTGTGTAAATCATGTATCTCTGTCGAGTTGTCATTATTGCTTTCATTACAGCTTGTAGTATGGCATCTTGACCATCAATGAATTGAGAAATTATATCTCCCGTTTCAAAATCCATTAAATATGTTTTACTTGGTTTAGGTTCATCAGACTGAATCTGTATAATATTGTCAAGTTGATCGTTTGTTATTAAAATTGGAGTTAACATTATGCGACCACCTTATCTAGTACAAATATTTCATTTCCATCAATAATAACAATTACTTTATCATTCGTTTTATATCCTGAATTATTAAACGCACTAGCTTTAATTATATCAGAACTAACTACAGAAAAATCTCCTAAGTTTATTTTAAGTGGGGAGACATTTGTTATTATACCTAATTTTACAACTATGTCTTTATTGTATCCTTGTTCTTTCATTAGTTTTAAAATGTTTGTGAAGGCTCCACCTTCTCTACTTAACATAATATCTCACCCCTTAATTATTACTTATAACATTAATATCTGATGATAATTGTAAAGTCATTTTATGAAGACCTTGAGAAATACTGTGAGAGTCATTCGTTATATAATATAAACCACTTGTCATGGTATGAGGTTCGTATACATGAAGTTGATTACCAGTTATACATGAAAAGTCTCCCAAAAAATCAATAGAAGTAACATCATCTTTCCTATTAAGTTCAGAAAGTTTTGAATTTGCCAAACTTTGCATTTGAGCAGTTGTTGAACTACTATCAATACTTTCAATATGTTGCATTAACCCATATTTATTAACTGATGTTTGGTCTTTAGATGTATATGTTGAATACTTATCATCCGTGCTGTCTATTGAACCTTTTTCAACCATTACTTGTGTTCTCATATTTTCTATTGAAATATCTCTATTAGCAGTAAAAACATTATCCGTTGTTATTGTTTGTTTAGCAGAGTTTTGACGAGAGTACATATATGCTTTACCTTGCTTTGAAAATAATATATAACCTTTTCCCGTTATCGCCGTAGTAGTTGTTAAACAATCATTTATTATCTGACCTAAATCAGAATTTGTAAATACTTGTTTATCAATTTTATACGTTGTTGGTTCAATATATCCTATAGGAATATTAAATTTTGTAAATAAACTATTAACAACATTAGAAGCGGTCATATCTTTAACTAACATAGTATAGCTATTTTTAGATAAGTATACCAATTGGTCATAAGCAGTAAATGAATCACTACCTTCATTATCTAAACTTCTTTTAAAAATATACCCTCTAAATAACTCGTTGCCCTTAATATCATACATTAAAGCAATATTTCCTAAATCATAATTAAAAATATTTGATGCTTTAATATTTCTCGCATTAGCCATTTTAACTTCTAATGTACGTGAAAAAGTATTTATATCACCACTCCAAGTTATTTCTTCAACAAAACTACTTATATCAATTGTATTTTTCGAACTATCAATGATAATTACCTTAGCTATCATGGAATCACCAATCTTTGTCCAGGTTGGATAATGTTTGGATTAGGACCTATAACTGATTTATTTGCATTATAAATCGTCATATATTTACTTCCTGTACCATATACTTTTTTAGATATATTCCATAAGGAATCACCTTTTACTACAGTATATGTTTGTTGTTGAGGAGTTGTAACAGCCCTTGTAGTAGTTGTAGGAATTATTTGAGAAACACCCGAACTTGCCTCAACTATATCTTGTTCTAAAACCCATGAATTAATAGGTTCTAATAAATATGCACGAGCTGAAGTACCTTTAGACCATGCTTTTTCCTGCTTGATAGTATATTTACTTCCCAATACAAATGAAGCTATATGTTCTCCAGTTGCATAGTTTGTAGCAGTTGTTTTAACTGTAACTGTTGAACCTACACTTAATAATTTGTAACCACTAGTTCCACTACCTGATTGAGTACCACCTGATGAAGTTGGTGGGGGAGGTGGTGGAGGCGGTGGTGGGGGAGCAATAATATTAACAGTGATTGGTTGATATTCTTTTAACTCTAAAGTAAAATCATAATCACCAACTATGCCACCACTTTCACTCCATTGGAATGAGCGGATAGTTACAGGTTCGTTTATAATTGTAGTTGTAACTTGTAGCTGCAGTACAACTTGATTGTCCATCCATGTTTTAATTTTACTTATATATTCTAATGGAGTCATCATATTAGAACTTGATAAATAAAATGGTTTTTGAACAGGGAAAAAAGAGGATATTGAGTATGTTCGTTGACTTCTACCACTTAATACTGTTTTCTCATCACCGTTCGCAGTAACAATATCTTGGTGGTTTCTTGCATCTGTATATCCAATTGTCTCAGGATTAATTGGCAATTGTATTTTATCAGATACACCATTACTTAACCAAATTTCCACAAACTATAACCTCCTTACTTATTATTCTTTTGTTGTTCTTCGATATAAACAAGAGTAGAGGCATAGATGAAATTTTTGACTCCGCGTGGTTTTTTATAGACTTCATCAGGCATTATATTTCGTTCCTGCAAAAGAATATGCAGCATACTCGCCTCAAAATCCTCTTTAATTAGTTTTTTATTTCTTCGATTTGTTCATCGTCTGATTGGTCAAAACCATTTAGTTCATTGATTTCTTTGAGTAGAGTAGCAACTTCACCGAACAGTAAACGCTTTTTAACTGCGTCAACAGCATCAAAAACTTCCAATGCTTCTAACAATTTTTCATCTTCCCAGTTAGGAATGATACAAGACTTAACAATCATTAAGTTATTGAATAGTTCTTCGTCAAATTTCTTTTGATTTTTTCCTACAAGACGTGTTGCCCGTTCAGTAATTTTATTAACTTCATCAGTTTCTAGCGCTTTGATTTCGAAGTCAATACCAAATCTTTTCATAAAAACTGTTTTTCTAACATCATTACTTGCACCAAGCAAGGCTTCAAGAATATCTTTAGTATTTTTAGTTTCAGCCATAATTATTTCCTCCATTTTAGTATTTACATTATATATGTCTTAGAAACGTTGATTTGTCAACCATTATTTAAGCATTTTTTTGCAATAAAATATACATTTTATTATTTAATTAAATCAATAAAAAAAATAGGAAGGTCATAAGACCCTCCTAATTAAGAAACCTTGTCAAGGAATTCATATCCAGCGAAAGTGAATGAAAAGTCCTGTTGGGCAATATCCCCAGCTGTGAAACTTCCTAAAGGAATGCTAGTAAATACAACATTTTTTAGTCGTACACGATATGTCTTGCCAGTGTCAGGATTTTCGTTCTTAACAACAATCTCAGTTCTGAATTCTTTACCACTTGTAATTGAACCGATTTTTTCCATCAATTGAGTGTTAATGAAAACTCCTTTGATTGTTCCTGTACCTTTAAGACCAACGTTACGGTGAACTGTCCACCAGTTGCCTAAAAGTTTAAGATCTGTCTGGTCGATTTCAACTGTTGCTTCAACAGAACTTACATTAGACATCCAAGCGCCTTCCATATAAATTTCAGCGTCAGTACCACGGAATACAGATTGTGGTGAAAGTGGGACATATGATGGAGTAGCATTTGTAGTAGCCATATTCTATTACCTCCTATTTTAATTAAACAGAAATTGTTAAGTAAACAAATTCAATAGAGTCAAGATATCTAACAGCGATATTAACATACATTTCTGCACCAACAGAAGCGATTGTTTTATCAATTGCAACATTATATGTTTGGTCAATAACATTTGCATTAGCCAATGTTTCAAGATATACTTTGATTGCATTGATAACTGCAAGTTGTCCGTCGTAGTTGTTCGTAATACGACCGATGTAGTTATCTCTTACAGCAGAGTCAATATCGTCAATCATAGCTTGTTTAGCACGTACTGTACGAATTTTGAAGAATGGAGTTCCTTGGTCGCCAAGAGTTAAACCTTGTTCGATTCTTGGAGTATCACCATCTGTAACAGTTACGAGAACACCAGCTGCTAACAATGTTTTAATATCCGAAGGAAGAAAACGGTAAATAGTTTCGGCATAAGGAACATCAACATAAGTTAGAGATCCATCAAGTGGAGTACCAGCAATTAATCCAGCAATATATTGAGCATATTGTGGAGCAGGTTTTTGAGTTCCGTCTGCATTTTTAACACCGTTACCAACAAAAACAACAGTTTCATCTTTGAGAGTATTTGCTTTTGCAACGATATCTGTAACCTTTCCTTCTTTGTCTGATCCAGCGAAAAATACTGTAACGAAGTTTTTACCGTCATTACGAGCACTCTGTAGCCAAGAATAAACAATAGTTTCAAGGTTTGAATCAGCAGTTGAAGGTAATGAAAATACATGGAATTCATAAGTCTGAATCAAATTAAGTGCTGCTGTATATGCAGTAGTATCAGCAAGTTGGTCAACTGTTGCAACTACTACTTCAGAAGCACCACCAGTAAAGTAATCTACAATATCGTCTACATTACTAGCACCAAATAAAGTAGTTGCTTGATCTAAGTTTGTAACACGATAAACATTTTTGCTAACTGCTGTTCCAGTGAAAACAGATTTAATAGTAGCAACTTTTGAACGTGAACCTACGCCAATAGTAGTAAGAGCCTTTTGAACGAAACGAACATATAGTCCTGGTTGTTGGCCGTTTTGTGAAGTTGGGAAAGTGCCACCAGAAGTAACTGTGACTGCCATCTATTTTTCCTCCTATTTTTAAATTAAGTTGAATTATATAATCCCGAAAGATTCTAATAATTCAAACTCATCTAGACTTACATTATGAGTTGTATCGAAACCAAAGTTGATTTCAACACAGTAAAGGTCATTTTGGTCCACAGGTATTTCAATAGATTCTATATCTTCGATTCTAATATATCTACCTGTTTCTGAACCGTCTTCATTTAATATAGGTAATTTCCTATAGTTAGCGAAAACTTGTTGAACTACATTATTTATTCTATTTTTTAAATCGACTTCGTCATTACTAAAGCATCTTACATATAAATGAACATTATTCATAAAATAATAAGAATTAATCGGCTTTGTAGTAATATCACATTTATTTAACAGGTAGCAAGGATACTTAACGGTGTTAGGCATTTTTTGAACATAAACATTCATTGGCTCTATAGATACAAAATATGAGAGTACAGATTTTACAAATTGTTCTAACATTACTGTACCTCCGTCCTTGTAACATAAACTTGAATCATATCATTTTCATCCTTAACAACCATATCAACTTTAAATTTACCATGTATAGGAGAAATAATAAAATCTTCATCTTTAATATCAGCGTTTTTATTAAATCGCACAATTAAAGAATCATGCTCAACTTCTAGTTTACTATCATCTAAATACCTATTTCTATTTGTATCGAACCTACATTTAATACCTGTATATAATGGATTATCGAAGTCATATTGGTAGCTGTAAGATGTTATACCAAAACTTGATTGTTCTATCTTCTCCATACGGTAAACAGATACAATATCTGGGAATAGCTCACCATCAAATACATTGTCGGAATCGGCAATTTGTTTTACGATTATCTCTACCCAGTTTCTTTTATCATAAGCAAGTTTTTCCCATGAGAATATAGAAAACATTCTTTCATTCCATCTCATTCTATTACCTACTTGAAGTAAATCGTAGAGGGACTTGTGGTCCCTCACAATTATTCTGAACCAATCGTCAGTTTCACTTCGTGTGAATCCATCTTTTTCGACATAAGCCCAAAGTTTTGTATTGTCAGTATAAGAGCCATCAGATTCTAATTGAACAAATGTAACTCTTTCCCTCATTGAAGAATAGAAAATAGAGATGTTAAATGCTGTCCTACGTCTTACCATTTAATCACCCCATGATATGTTTTGCTTCATATAATTTTTTAAACAGAGCATCAGCAATAGAATCTATATCTGATTCTTTACGTACTATGAACGTATTTCCTGTAACTGTTACGCCCTTATTCCCGTTATCATAGTCATCAGCTGCCTGAGCCGTTAAAACACGCTCGTCTTTATGCAATTGAGCAACATAACCATCGTAAGGAACACGACCTAAACCAGTTCTGTGACTATGTGTAGCCATATAAGCACCATTAACAGTACCTGCTCCATCATAACCACCTGTGTTGCCATCGTTCTTTGCGGTTCCCCAGCTAACTTTACCAATGGTAGGAACCTTGGGCAAGTGCACACTTGGTATTTTATTAATAAGATCTATTAATTTATTTATACCGCCTATCATAAAGTTTATACCGCTAATAACGCCATTAACCATATCAGCTGCTCCACGTTGAATTGCTGCAAATGCTCGTTTCATTCCACTACTAACAGTATCCCAGTTCTTCCACAATAAGATACCACCAGCAACCACAGCAGCGATTGCGAGTGCAATCCACGTACCTGGGAACAATAATAATCTAGCATTCATTATTGCTTGTGCCGCTGCGGCTAATAACATTCCTGAACGATATAATCTTATAGCCATAGTCAAACCTTTAAAGAAAGGAGTAAGAAATACTGCTGCCTTATATGCCATCAGTCCAGCAAATAATCCACCAACTAATGCTTCTACGCCATTAAAATGGTCATTAATAAAATTAACCAATTTTGATATAGCACTAAAAATAGTTTGAATTACATTCGATATTGAACTACCTTTACCTGCGCTAAACTGAGCAAAGAATTTTGAAATGATTCCACCTGCAGCCGATAATGTTGACTTAATACTAGGCCATGATTTAACAAGACCATCTGCAATTTGTTTAATTGCATCAACAATAGGTTTCGCTTTTGCTTTGAATGCAGACGAATTAACTGCAGTAATTAATTTTCTGCCAAATTCCATTGCTTTAGCAGCAGCATTACCCAAACCATTGCTAATGTTTTTGAATGTTTGGTTAAATTTACCTGCGCTAAATGCTTTATTGAATTTGGTTAATTCAGGAGTTATTTTATTAAGCATCCCCATACCCATTTGACCCATTGCATTTGAAGCATGGTTTTTAATGGCTTGGAATTGCATTAATGGTGATTGTTTCATTTTCTGAACGTTCTCAACAGAATAACCGTACTCTTTACCCAACATAGCACTTAACATTTCTGCCTGTTTCATTGGATCAGTTTCTTTTTTAATTGGCTTCAAGTATTGTTTTGAAATATCAAAACGGTTTGCTAATGAAGTAATCTGTCCACCTGCAAGTTCACGCATAGCGAACGCGGCACCTTCAAGTCCTTGTTGAGGCATTAAAGTTGCCAACTGTTCCATTGTATACATATACTTGTTAAGTTGGTCTTTGTTTTGAACTTTCTTCATTACAGACGTTAACTGTTGAGCCCATTCTGTAGGAGCATATTGTGTAGTAGATGCAAAGTCCTGAACAGCTTTATAGTATTCAGCACCTTTTTGTTGGTCGCCAACAATAATACCAAAGTTCTTTCTACCGAAATCTTGTTGAGCAGCGTTATTAAGCATTGATTCAATTGGTTGTTTAATTCTTTCTCCGACGTTCATCGCCATGTTAGCACCAAATTGTATTTTCTGAATGCTCGCTATACTTGAAATACCTGATTTCATTTTACCTAATAGACTATTACTCCTACTTAATTCCGAGTTTAAATTCTGAATTTGTCTATTAAGTCTAGCATTAGCATCAGCCAATTGATTAAATGTAGCACGTCCACGTGATTCAGTGCCCTCGGCTGTAGTATTAAAATTCCTCAAACCCTGAATATTACGCTGAATTCCGCTCCATATTCTTTGTAGAGGACTTGTAATTCTGTTAAGGGCATTTCCTATTGTTTCTGCCGTTCGTGAACTATTACGCCATAGTTCAAACGCTAATCTTGCAGCAACAAGTTTTTGTTTAACCATTTCAACAGAAATAGACATTGTCCTAAAAGCATCAGATGTCCTAACGATAGTTGGAACATCTCCGACCCATGTTTTCAATGCTTGACTAGTTAATACTATCTGTCCACGTAAGTCACTAATTACATGAGACATTAATTGGTATCCGAAAGATTGTTTTAATGATTGAGACATATATTGTCCCATTAATCTAACGTTTTGTCCTGCTTGAATAAATCCTCGTCCAACTATCCTCAGATTTTGGCCAAGCTCGTTTACTAAAAAGAAATCCCTTACAGTATTTCTAATATTAGTACCTAACATACGAACTCCCATTGAGAGTTGTTGTATAGGCTCGAGTCCTCTAAACCAGTTAAATAATGCAGAAGATCCACGTTGAATATCCCAAGTTACATTTGAAACAGCAGCGCGTAATCCATTAAAAGTTGTAGTTAAAACTTTAGCGGAAGCTTGAGCGAGCCTATTTTGAGTTGCAAAACTATATATAGCTTTAGCAATACCTTCAACTTCATACGCAAATACACGAAGAGGAGCAGGTAAGGATTGAAACGCACGAGCAAACATGCCTACTTGGTTTGTAGCACCGCCAATTCTTTGGCCTAATTGCTGATATTGTTCGGATAGTATACGCTGCTGTACAGAAGCATTTCTTATAGAGTTCCCATTTCTTGTAAAAGCATTACCCAAATTTCCAAGTCTGCTTTGCAATTCTTGAGAAGCCCTAGCTGCATTTTGAAGTGGTCTTGACATGCCATCTTGTGCTTCAAGCATGATACTTAACCTACTAAACCTTTTTGTTGCCATGGTTTACCTCCTTCCCTATACAGAGCCTTTTCGTCTTTTTCTTTTAGCCTGTTTCATAACAAATGAAGTATCATTGACCAACATATCTAAATCATTTCCGAAACGTTGTTCAGCCATGATAGATATTTTGTCAAAAGAAGGATTAAAGAAATGAGCGCCTTCATAATAATCATATCGTTGGTTTTCCTTCTTACGCCTTCTCTGTCTACGATAGTCCTTTTTATAACCGGGAGGGACAATCGCATGTCCTGCATCTACCATTCCAGCATAATAAAGAGCAGAACCGAAAACCACGTCTCGTTCACCAACATCATATACACAAAGTTTATTACCTAATTGAAATGAATCAAGTAACCTTCCTGTATGTTCCTGAGTTCTAATCATAGCATTATCTTGAAGTATAAATAAACCTTCCTCTGCAACTTGGTGCATGGTGGCTAACATAGCATCAAAACCACTATGTCCTATAGTAGCTAAATGAGTTGTAAAATCTCTAAATTCTTTAGAGTTAGTCCTAAAATAAATAGGTCCTGGCATTATTACTCACCATACTCTTTAAAAGGTTTTTTATAGACATCAATTAATGCACTGATAGCAAAGTTAACTTCATTACCTAATTGACCTGCAGTTTGTACTTCCCTATTGACGTACCAATGACTTATTAACATTAAAGCACAAATAGTTAAATCAGTAGGTATATCATCTCTTACAGGCCATTCATCTGTTATATTATAGCCTAGAACTTGTTGGATATATGATACAGCACCATAAATAAGCACTTGAACTAATGAATCTTCATCATCATAATCTATTTTAAGAAAATCTTTGACAAAGGTTAAATCTAATTCAGTGATTTTTTTGTCGTTTATCTGTGCGGTCATTATTCTTCACCAACTTTTTTACTAGCCTTAACAACCTTGGGTTGTTTAACAACTACCTCTTCAACGTAGTTTGCATTAATTAGATCTTTTGCATGAGCATCTTTTACTTCAATTTCTTCACCAACGTTAACTAGTCTTTCTTTTTCGTGGTAATAGAAGTTTTGTTTTACTTTAACCTTCAATATTCACACCTCCAATTTTATGTATTAAACGAACCCAATACTGGTATGGCTTCAAAAGTTTATTTTTATAATAAAATCAACATTTTATATTTGACATTATGGGAGATTGAGTGGGAATCGAACCCATACTGCCTTCTTGTTTCGACGCATCTACTAAAAGATGGAGTGCTACCATTACACTACTCAAACATAATACGGGTGACAGGACTCGAACCTACAACCCCTCCGTCCCAAACGGAGTGCTCTACCATTGAGCTACACCCATGAATTGACCTATCCTGGTCCGCTTCCTAGAGAGGCGTGATAGGTTCTATTAGATCTTCCATTTTAAAGGTAATGGAGAACCCGGCAGTTGTTCCTAAGGTGCATCCACACAGTCAGCTGCCATAAAAGTCCACATCGACATTGAGGTTTATACCTTACATTAGATATGTGTATTGTAAAGCAATTTGTAAACCAAAAATAAGCAAAAAAAATAATGGGACTCCCGAAGGAATCCCCAATTATAATTAAGCATGAACTTGCAAGAATTTAGCAGCGTCAGGATTTAGAACTTTACCATCGAAGTAACCGTCAAGTAACAACAGGTGAGAACCACGAAGTGCTTGAGTAGTATCTCCGAAGATATGTTGCATGTTCAATCCACGTTTAGTCATAGTAGCATATGCTTCATAGAAGTTAGCCATTAATACAGCTTTAGCACCTGCTGCAAGGTCAGGCATAGCATCAGTGATTAATACAGGAAGTCCGAACAAACGGTATCCAGCAGACTCAGATGTAATATCACGGATGAAGTAGTATTGATTCATAGCATCTTTCAATTTAACAAGAGTATTGAAAGTAGCACGAGACATTACGAATACAGCTCCAGCTTGGTAGTCTGGGTGAATGCTGTTATAAAGATCTAATAGGTCGTCAGTTCCAACAACACCAGCAGCAGCTGAAGTAACAGAAGCGATAGAAGAAGTTAACATACCTTCAAATTGGTTGTTAGCATCGCCAGTTCCTTGAAGAATGTTACGGTCAAGAGTCATACCAAGACGACGAGAAAGAAGATTAATAGAATAACCAACTACGTCAATACCAGAATCATTGATGATGTGTTGAGATAACTCAATAGCAGTACCAGCACGTTTTTGAGTTAAACGAACTTTGTCCATTGAGAAGTCATCTGGAGTAAGGTCAGTTAATTCTCCGACGAATCCAGCAGCACCAATAGTTTGTTCACGAAGGATCTCAAGAACCCCAGCGATTGGTGAGAAATTACGAGTACGAGAGAAGATTGGTGCAACCTCGAACAATTTCTCAACGATTAAATTAGATAGATTAGTAGGTACAGTTAAAGAACCAGGAGCAGCAGCTGCAGTTACAGGTTGGTCTGCACGGATCTCACGAAGTTCTTCACCTTCTTGTTTACGAAGGAACTGTTCTACGGCACGTTTTTCATAAGCTAAATCTTTTTCCACTTCACGTACCTCCTCAGGTTTTTCAACTACAATCACGTCTTCTTTAGAACGCGATTCAGCAAGTTTGATTGCTTTATCTAGGCCAGCAACTTCGCCTTGTAGACGTGCAACTTCTGCATCTTCTGCTTCAGTTAGTCCACGAACTTCAGTTTCAACTGATTGAGCAATTTTATCTAGCTCATCTAGAGCAGCATTACGCTTTTCGATTAATGCTTTTAAATTCATTATTTATTTCCTCCAATTATTTGTATTGATTAATAAAGTCACGGATTTTTGAAGCAGCATTATTATCCTCTTGTGGAGTAGAAACATCAACTTGAGGATCTACAACTACATCTAACCCGTCACCATCAGGGTCATTTTCTGGGTCAATATCATTGTCCCCATCATTGTCTGGGTCAATTACTTGTTCAGGATCTTGTTCAGTATCATCTACTACATCAACTTCAATAGCAGGATCTACAGGAACAGGATCTTGTGCAGGATCTTGTTGTTCAGCAATTTTCATGTTGCTTGACAACATTTCAAATATTTTTTTAGCAATTGCTTCAATATCAGCATCTGAACGGATTTCAATAGTTCGAAGATTTAGTTCTTCAGTTGGAACCTCATCCTCAACTAAATCAATTCCACGAGCTGAAATAGATGAAGAAGCATATGCAGGATCTCTTACAACTGATACTTCAAATAATTCAAGGTCGCTTACAGTGCGTTCAAAATAGTCGCCCATATTACGCCAAGAATCTTTAATAGCCCTAAATCCAAAAGACATATTTTGTAAAATACCATCTTTAATTAATTGGTAGTAATCTTTACCCCAAGATGTAGGACTAATAGTAGCAGTCATATGCAACCCTTGTTCATCCTCCCTGAGTTCCAATGAACCGTTTCGAGTAGAAGCAAGGATTTTATTTTTATCGTGTTCAGCATAGAAATGAATTTCTTTTGCCTTTTCAATAGCACGTTGCCAAACTCCCGGTTTAATAACTTCCTTAAACCTTGATTCACGACCTAACATTTCACTATACTGATTAGTTTTATTTACATAACCAGATACAGTTAGGCTTCCATCATCGTTTGTTTCCATGCTCGCTTGATTTACACGAAGTTCCATTTTCATTCGCTAAACACCTCCTATGACTTATTATTAGAAGCGCTCGGCTTCGACTGGCCTTTCGCCTTATCATTATTTTGAGGTTTTTGTTGCGGAGCATTTTTAGCAGGTAGTGGTTTCATATTTGGACCAGAACCTTGTTGGTTCATATTTACAGGACCTTCATCAAGATCTGCACTACCTTGCATATTAGGAACAAACATATCATGAGTTTTAGGATTATAAAGTATATTACCTAACGACCACATAAAGTAATCATCATCTAACTTGTGCATATCAAATTTAGCACGAGTCTCATTTAATGATACGTATCCTGCTTTTAGTGCAATTCCTGCAGCCTCAGCACGTTCCTTCTCAGTAGTACGAAGAATTTCAGTTGTATCAAATCTGAAATAATATCCTTCTTCTTTTTCTGTTTCCAATAAAAGTGATTTATCTAATGCTGATTCAATCGCCGCAATTATTGGTGAAAGAGTATATTGAAGGAAGTATAAGTTATTTTGTTCGTTAGAAGCATATTTATTAGCATCTGCATTAATCATACTTTCAGGTATATTAAATAAACGAGCAATTTCAGAGATTGTTACTTTTCTTCCATCTACCAATTGCATATCATTTGGTTTAATTGAAATAGGTTTATATTCTAAACCTTCTTCTAATATAACTGTTTTACCACTGTTTTTTGAACCACTGTATAGTGATTCCCAACCAGCTCGTAATCTAGTAATCGCTTTTTCAGATAAACGATTAACTGTTTCAATTACACCAATTGGCAACGCTCCATTTTTAAGAATGTTTGAAGTGTATTCAATTTCATTAAGAGCAAGACCTAAAATATCTGTACCTGATTGTAATACTCCTTCAGATGATACACCATCTTCAGAGTCCTTAAGAACCATCATTAGCTCAATAGGTTTAAATATTCGTTGTTTTTGTTTACCATTATTTCCATAAGTTGTTAAAACAATATCAGCATCCCATTTATAACCATCTTGGAGATATCTTGTTACTTGAACATATTTCATGTCTAAAGGGTTGAGTTCAATAACATTATTCCTTGCAGTTTCCTTTTTAATATAACTTACACCATAGAATAAATAATCTTTTGCTATTCTTTTCTTTAAGTTATATCCATTCAATAATGTATTAGGTTCATTATTTAAAAGGTATATCCGCCTGTCATTAGGAACTCTTTCAACTTCACCTTTATCATTTTCTTTATAAAGGTATACAGGAAGTTGTGCTATAGAACCTGTTATTAGTTCAACACAAGCAACTACTGATGGTATTTTTAAAGCCTGGTCTTCAGAAACGGGGGTTGCAACATTAAACGTTGAGAATATAGCACCATTGTGATAAGTTCCACCGTAGTTAACTATTCCACGTTCTTCAACATCAGTATCTTTTAGTTTTTTACGCCAACCATCAAATAATCCCACGTACTTCCTCCTTCCTATAAAAAGATGAATCCTAAATCACGGTCTTCATCATCTTCATGGTCATATACACTAAGTCCGTCTTGGATTTCTTGATTCCAAAGAACCATAGCGTTTATTGTAGCAGCGACCATATCGATTTTACCTACAGATTTTTTCTTGTTGATATAACTGTTTAACATGTTATCATGTACTTCACGAGCATTACTAAAGTTGATTTCATAAAGACGATTGTTCTCATACTCGAACTGTTCCTTTAATACAACCTCTTTTAATAGTTTAGTCGCTGGATGAAGGACACTTGAGTGTTGCTTAATTTCGACAACCTCGAGTCCTTCCTCATACCATCTATTAACAGAAGATATAGCATTATATTTATCATAGCCAATTCCTTTAATATTTACGCCATATTCTTTAGATAATGATAAAACAAAGTCCTCAACAAACTTGTATGATATTATTCTATCACCACAAGGATAACAAAAACCTTCTCTAGTGAAGAGCCAATAGTCAACTTTCTCAAGTTTTGACTTGTTTTCAACGTTATCTTGAGGTAAAAACGCCCATGACTTGGCATAAAATTTTTGTTTTATTGAATCATAATGAACCATTGTAACTGCTGTGTTATCAGTAGATATTGATAAGTCAACACCAATAAATACATCTTTACCATGCCAATCAAATGGTTCTGTACGACGGCACTTTATTAAGTCATCAGTAGAAATATATACTTCTGAATCATCACCGTCTACGAAGATATTCATATGCTTTGTTAAAAAGTTTTTACGCGAGCTTGGCATTTCAATTGCCGTCTTACGTTGTTTAACTAAGTAATCAAAGTTTTCTTTAATATCAACAATTAGTGGATTTGCTTCAATCAGAGATTTATCGCTCATCCAATCTTTTGGGTCATCAGGTTTATATAATAGAGCGAAAGTAGTTTCATCATCTATTAAACCATCAAGTACTTTTTCACAATACTCGATTTCTTCTGTCATTGGATTATTCAGGGATTCATACGCTGTACTTATAAGTATTCCTGTACGGTTAATCATATTCATCTGTGAAGACTGCATGGCATCAATTGGATAACGAGATCTTAATGCACCAACTTCGTCAGCCACAAATACGTTAGCTTTACGACCATCCATACGGTTTTCAGAAGTTGCAAGAGGAATAAATTTAGATTTAGTAACCTTACAACGTGTCTCTGCACGAGTTGTTTCAAAATACTTCAATAGATAAGGAGAAGACTGAATCATTTGTTCAAGTTCCTTCTTAACGATTGAAGATAATTCACGGTCAGGAGCTACAGAATAAAATTCCGAGAACTGTGGTTCAATTAATAATAGGATAATAAAAATTAAACCTACTAAGAATGATTTACCAGATTTACGGGCAATCAATAATACTGAACGTTCGTATCTACGCTTCTCATGTCTATCTTTATGTTTCCAACACAAAGCATTTAATATGAAATACCACTGAAATCCTGCCAAAGCGTCATGAGTTGGTTTACCAACTGCTGGGCCTGATGCCATATTAATGAGTTTAGTTAGATTTGTAATCTTTTCGACTTCATCCAAGTCGAGGAAATATTTAAAATCCTCTTCATCTTGTCGGTCAATATCATCAATAAACTTTTTACATTCTTTTTTGATATACTTACCAGCTATGA